CTATAAAGAGATCCTGCAAATCATCGGCAGACTAGGAGGAAAGCCATGAATCAAAAAGCTAAACCCATCAAACTCAAAACTGAAATCAGCAAAATGGTCATCCACTTCGCCCTTCTCGGCGGCTACGTAGTGCTCGCACTCGGGTTTCTCATGCACCTTAAGGAGCAAGTTGATCATCAAGCCATCACTGCAAAATTGCACACCATGAAAGTCCATCTGAAGCAGGCGAGACTTCGTGAAGCCGCTCAGTATCACCGTAAGGAGTAACTTCTAATGTTTGGAAAAAATTTCGATCCGCTTGGCTGGATAGTCAAAAAACTTCATCCTGACTTCAATAAAAATGGACAGAACGACGTTGACGAATTGCGTAACGCTCTTCTGAATTTGCAAGCTAAGCTTCAGCACGCTGTTGAAACCCTCGACTACAAGACAATCCTGGTGTACCTCAACGACATCATGGAAGCAGTGCAAGCCATCAATGGTTATGTGCAAATGATCCAAGCTGCCGTCACTACTGACGAGTTTAAGGAAGCAGTGCAAGCAGCAAAGGAAGCAGTGGTCGCTATGGGCGTACTTCTCGATTCGTTCTCGAAGGCTCAGAAGATAGCCATGGGCCCTGCGCTCGGACAAGTCGAAGGTAAAGGAGAAATAGCATGAAGACTATCATCAGAAAAACTATCAGAAAAACAGCAATCATTTTCGTGCCGGTTATCGCAGCGCTTACCGCGATCAACTGGGCATACGCTCAAGAGAAGTCCGCGCCAGGATGCAGTCGTCTTACGCCCATCAGCAAGCGCCCACTCGAAACCTACAGCAAGCCGGTGGTTCTGACGCCGACGACCCTCTACGACAAAACCGTTCAGGATAAAAAGGAAGTCTTGACTGTCGGTGCGAATCAGCACAAGACACAAGCCGCTGAAATCCAAAAGACTCGCGATCAAGCGGCCCATGCCACATCAATGCTTAAGCGCCGCGCGGATGGCGCCGCCCAGCGAGACAAGTTTCAGCAAGAACAGATCAACGATGTTCAGCTTCGAGTCTGCGAACTTGCCGAGACCGTCCAGACGCTAAAGACTGAAATCGGGAAACTTCGTGAAGCAATCAAAGCGACAGAGTTCACTCTTTCGAAGGCGACCGCCGAGCTGAAGAAAGTGACCGACTGGAAAATCGCTGACCATGAGCGCCGCCTTTCCGGTGTTCAAGGGCAGGTGACTGTGCTTCACACGAAGATCAACAATAACCTCCGCGACGACATCAACAGCCGCAATCAGCAGCAGCTCGATCGCATCAAGGGCAGCAGCCCGAAAGGTTCGATATGACGAGCGAGTCTTTCGATAGATTCGGAAGAATCTCTATTGCGCTCATGACCCTGGGCTTTATCGCCTGCGCGATCGCTTTAATGGTCGCAATCACAACAGGATGGGTAATCAAATGACGACTGTAATCATGCCAGAAGAAGCCATCATTATGATGATGCACGTCGCCGAAGGTTACGAAGGGCTCAAGGGGCTCGGCGCCGGTGGCTTGTACTTCCCGTACAAAGCCTCTGGTGACAAAGCGGGACTTCTCACGATCGGCAAAGGGCACCTTTGCACCGACCATGACTTCGAGCACGGTATCAACCTTGGTGGCACAATAGTTAAGCCGCAGAGTGGTATCACTTACGCCCAGGTCGGCAAACTCTTCACGCAAGACGTTCGCGGCCGAGCTGATGGCACCATGAAGGACATCGGCAAAGCAACACCGCAACAAGCCGCTGCCTGGCTTGATATGCGCTTCAATTGCCCTTCTGCATTCAGCATCAAATCAACACCGCTTAAGATGCACAAAGCCGGATTGACGAAGATGTGCGCGAAAGGCTTCCTTCAGTATGTTTCCGTCAGACACGGAAAGATCAAGGGCGTCGAGCACAACGAAAAGCTTCGCGGCTTGTGGCGTCGACGTTGCACGGTCTCTTACTTGTATTACACTGGTAAGATCCATATCGCAAAGACCGATGCTACTGAAAAGCAGCTTGAAGACCTGATGCGCGCAGTCGACATCCTCATTCCAAAACCGAAATTCGGCTGCACAGGATGCGGAATGAGACCACACAAAAACTAACAGTCCCTGTTTCCAAGGCAGAAAAGACCCGGTCATTGCGACTGGGTCTTTTCAATTGGGTAGGATATTGAGCCGCCTGGCCATGCGATAACAATCGATGTCCTTGGTGGTACTTCGTACTTCAAAAAATAGAGCATCCTGACGTAATGTGCGGCATCGTCAATACTGTAAAAACGATATTGCCACACGGTGAAATCATAGCGGCCCAAGTCAATACTGCCCCAGTATTCACCATCCGCTTCGCTAAATTCATCTGGTTCAGTCATATCACATCTTCCGGATAACAGAATTGAAGCGGGTCGATAAAGGTGCCGCCTTCTTCATGTAGACCAGCTTCCTCAGCGAGCTTCAGAGTAAGCTTATCAAAACAGATCGTCTCTGGGACTTTTCCAATGGTCCTGACTTTATAGATGACTTCCGAGCTTCTCGAACGGAAGTACTTCCCGTGTGTCCAGTCATCAATATGCAGGTCTGCAAATTGAAACTCTTCGATAACCACTGGGCAGTTGGTTGCAAAAGCACATTTGCATCTGCACACAAATTGCAGACTGTTTTGCGGTCTATCACTGCCGTTACCAATCACATGAAAATCTTCTACTGTCGCCAATAGCGTGAAGGTCGAGAAGGAACCCATGAAGTTGACCGTGGTAAGCCCTACTTCGCACCCTTCGAGAAGAATCTTCGTCTCGCGGAATAAACTATTCACGACGAATCGCCATACGGAATATGGTAGATACGCGAGTCAACACGCGTCGGCTGCCGCCAGAGTCTTCGAAGGCGTGCTTCGCTCGACTGTTGCTTTCGATGCTCAATCGCCGTGCTCTTATTGACGCCTCGATTACTTTTAACTCTGCATCAGTAAAGATGGACCTGAGAACCTTTACTCTCGTATCATCCAGCATCACAGGCGGCAACTCGTCGCCAGACACTAGGCGTGGCTTTAGGTCCCTGCACTCATCATGCAAATCGCTAAACACGCAATGCTCACCACAGACTACACACTTCATTTTAGTAGTACCCGTCATTCTTCACCTGGCAAAAACAGCGTATACAGTATTCCACTCGCGACTTCATGTGAACGGTCAATGAAGTGTTAACAGCATGGCTGCACTGCGGATCTGGCGGCACCTGTAGCACCAATTCACGCAGCGCCTTTTCGGCTTCCTGTCGCGCGTCACTCGCGTCCAATTCCTTCGCGCGCTGCTCCTGCATTACCTTCGCCCACATCTGAGCCTCTTCACGCTTACTAGCCATCGATTACCTCATCCGTGAGCGTCAGCGCAATCTGCTCAGCAATCACCTTGCGAACTTTATCGCGCGTTGTCTTCAGGCGGTCATTCCACCACGCTTGACGCCAAGCTTCTTGAACGTCTTTCGTGATTTCGTTTTTGACGATGTCACGCATCGCATCTTTGATGACGGCTTCGAGATCGAGATTCCCAAACTGCTCTTTGATCTCCGCCTTGATCTTGTCTCGAAGTTCGTCAAAGTGATCGTCTAGCACTTTCTGCACGTAGTATTCCATCGCTTCAGTTGCGATGCGCGTCTTGACAGTCACAATCGGTTCATCATTTTTCGGCATCTGTTTTCTCCGCCAGCTTCTTCAGTGTGTCGATGGTCTCATTGATATCTTCAATCGATATCGGCTTCTCTGGCTTCTCCACAGGAAAACACTCTTCACCAAGAGCGTGAGCGCCAGTGAGTTTATAGCAAACGCGCCGCATACGAGCTTGAATACTGGCGACCGCCATTTGCAGATCGCCACGCACCAACCTATTTAGACAATGAAGAGCGTCTTGCCTTTCATTGAGCCTCTCTAACGACTTTCGTGAGAGATCTAACGCTTCTTTCGTGTGCCTGAGAGCTTCGCCGGTAGTCCGAGCTACCTTCGAAGTGAAGTACAGGTTATAGAAAGTGAGCACAACCACAACCAGCATGCAAAGCGCTTGTGCGCATGTTTCGATTTCCATTAGTCGCAGTTCCATGTGAGTATTGTGCTGCCGTCGGAGAGCCAGATAAGCCCTTCGTCTACAGAGTGAAAATGACTTCCGAACAGAGCCTTTAAACACTCTTGATCAGGTCGGCATCTTGTCCACCCTTCAAGCAATTCGCCGAGCTTGTTCCGGATAGGGTAGACAGTCTTGTCCGATGCCTCGAAGTGATAGCAGCCAACACAACCATACTGATGTTCTACTCTTGTCGAACCCCCAGGGACAATCAGATAGGCCTTCTTATTTGTTGGGTGATTGCCATGCATTCCCCAGGGACCGAAGAAGTCGATAGTCAGCGGCTTCTTCAGGAACTCACGCAGTATGCTAGCCCTCGGCTTCAGATTCAAAGTTAATTCAATGTCTTGGATACTCATAGAACCTCCGCTGAATTTCCTGTTCTAGCTTTATAACTCGACGATCGAGAGCAACGATGCGACGATCGAGAAGCCCAATTCTCTTGTTAAGATCCTGTGATTCGAGATCGTTTGCACGTCGATGCAATTCCTGAAGCTGGGCATTCATCCGCAGCATCGCATCTTCTAAGTCCAGCAAAGTATGCTGGTTTGGGTTGTGGTAGTGCCCGTAGCCGCCCAGTCCTGGCGTGATGATACAACTATCGAGCACCCGGCTTTCTGTCGCATCTTTTGCCACCATAGGTAGTGCCGATAGAAGTAGCACTGTAGTGACGGCGAGAGTAATTTGATTCTTCATACTATCTCTTCCCTATCTTCTGGCTGACGATCGTCAATTCGTCGTACGCTTCTTTGTCGCCGTTGACGATTGCGTACAGCAAGGACGCGCGCATGTAATTGTCTTTTATATAACGCTCGATCTGCCTTGCAAGGCATGGGCGACAGATGTCGATGAACTCGACAAGATCTTCACTTCCACAACCCGAAGCTGAAGCTACACTGCCCACAGAGAATCGAAATCGAGTAACGGGTTCTTGCGCTTTGCACTTATCGCAGATGATTACTTTATGTTCCGCCATCAGAACACTCCTTCTCAATACTCTTATGAATTTTGATCAGAAGTTCTTGTGCGAGCTGCGGATATTCTTCTTTGCATGCCGCAGCGTAAGCCGTCAAAGCGGACATTGCGAACTTATCGTGATTCAAGTCGAGCACAAAGTATTCGCAGTTCATGTGCTTCTCGGTGGCGCGGATGCGTCGCACCTCGAATTTTTTGTATAACCCCCGCTCGCTGTCGGCAAGTTCTGACCTTCGCCTGCATTCAGCATCAATCTCCGCAATACGCCTACCGTGATCTTTTTCTGCGTCATAGAGGGCCTCGTGTAGCTGTCTCTCAGTCAACTTCGTCAAATCGGTCATATCAAATCCTCCGCAATGTCTCCTGGATGACACGCATACGAAACCCGCGTATAACGTTGCTTTCCGTTCGGCATCGTTTCATTCCACTCGGATAGGGGCCGAACCCATACAGTGCCATCGCCGTCGCACTTCGCGTAGAGCACAAGCTCAGCAGCATCGCTCTCGCGCTTCGCTACTGCGATGACCTCATAGAAACCGCCCTTGTAGTGGCGCCATATTTCTTTGTTCACTGTTTTCGGTTTTTGTTCACAAGACACGGGCTTCTGTTCACAGGTGTGCTCGTATTTCGAAGGATCACCGTTCATCTCTTCGGCTTCGCATTTATCGCAAGGCTCTCTTCGAATCACATCCGGTGTATCTGATTCGGGTGGTTCGCCCAGGTGTCCAAACTTACTCATATCTTCAGCATCTCCTTCACAGCGCTCAACTCGGTTTCAGTCACCTCAAAAAGCCCTTGCTGCCCCTTGTACGGGATCGGCATTTCGAAGCGCACCGGGTTCTCCATTACCCAGCCGAAGCGGCCATAGTTGAAGTCGCCTAGCTCTCGTTCTGACCATGATGAGTGAGGCAGTGGTGATTCATTTCCGATCCGATGTCTTTTGTCGATACTGTCCGGTTCGAGCACAGATCGGAAAGATTCTGTCCTCCGACAGTCGACCATCTCGACACTGCCGATAATGGCACCGAACGGAAGATTGAACATATCCGATTCGCTTTCCACGATTTCGTGCAAAGCAGCGCCGAACAGCCAGAAGCAATCAGCAAGTTCGCTTTTCACCTTCCGCTTCGCCGCATGAATCAAGAGCGGTCCACGATGACTTGAGTACCAGCTTCGCGTCTCGATCTTCTTCGTTCCGAGCACCAGCAGCGATGCCCAGGGTTGCCATAGACTTATGCATTTCATTTCTTTTCCTCAATTAAACCGTAGCCATTGCAAACCCTGCAAGGCACTACATCCATTCAACTTAGCGACGTGTCACTAAACTCAAGAACCGCTTCGCTAGCGCAATAGCAATGCTCCGTCATCGCATCGTAATCACTGCATATCGAAGTCAGATGATCGACAAAGCAAGGGCAATTCATTCGCGCTCCTTCGGAAACTCTTCTTCGAGTCGCTTATTAGCCAGTTCGCTAGTACGCTCGTCTTCGACCATCTCCTTAAAGCAAGGTTCGCAAGCCGTCTCGTCTTCCATGTGAATCAGCTTCTCGATGTGGATCGGTTCCTCGCAACCGATGCAGATCCCCATCTCACCATCATCGTCGCCGACGAGTGCATACGCGGCGTGGAAGTCTTTATCGCTCATGCAGAACTGTTTTCCATCGCGTCTGGTGATGATCCAATCACCGGGCTCATAGTCCGGCTTCTTAACGCCATCTCCAGGGTTCTCGACGACGCCAGCGTGAGCTGCTTGCCGAGCCTTGATCTCGAACGGTCGCAAACTATAGGTCAGCTCCCTTGTCTGTAATTTGAATTTGATTTCTTGCATTACCACTCCTTCATTCTTGCTGGACGCACGTACCAGTCATCGTTCATCAACTCGCCTTCGATGAACGGATCAACAGTACCGGGCGTTCCGCATGCATACCAGTTGATGTAATTCCCTTCCTTCCGAATGGCAGCGATCAAGTCGCCAGCCGAACGGAAGGTATACAGCACAGCTGTACCTGGTGCTCTGTTTATAGAGAACCAATAATTATTCGCGAGTGCGCACCACATGCTAGCAGCGTTTGCGTGGTCAGCTCGAATCCAATCTCCGACGCACTTCTCGACCGACTGTTCAAAGAGCGAATAGCTGTTTTGCGGACGCGTGAGACTCAGACTCGAAGTCATCATTCCTCGCGGCGGGTCCATCCCGCCCGAGAGCGGCTCGGACGGTAGCGCCTTCATAAAGTCCGGCAGTGAGTCGATAAACGCTCGATGCCCTTTCACGACTTCATGCACCCAATCTCTTAAAAAATCGCGTGGATCTCTCGACTGCCAGATTGCTTCGCTGGTCTGTTCCTGCTTGAAACCACAGCTACAAACCAACTTGTAGTCGCCTCGGTTTGCGAACCTATATGGTTTGTTGTTGTCACTCTCGCGAGAGAGGATTTCGCCGCCCTGGTACAAGATAAACGTGTGCATCGCTAGACCTTCTTCACTGGCTCGGCCTTGCAGATGTCAAAAATCGACTTCCCGGAACCGAACAGTTCACCCAACTTCTCAGGTGAAATTTCCAAGTCGCCTACAGCGCGCAAGTCCTTCATTGAAAGCTTCCAGTCATAGACCGGCTCACCGTCTCCATCTTCGTCGATAGACGGTGGAAAATAGTCAGACACGCTGTAATATGAAACCACTGGGCCCGGTGCACCCTTCACGTCGTCAAGTAAGGCGATCAAGTTTTCCCAGTTCATGTCAGGACGATACAGACGCATCCTAAGCCCGTCTCGGATAATTCCAGCAAGCCACTCTCGATTTTTCTCTTCGACGTAGCAATGTATTTCACACTGACCATGCAGCTTCGCGAAGAGCTTTAAAGGGTCGCTTCCAAGAAGCTTCGCGGTATTTAATTGTAATTCAAACGCTGATGTAAACTGCGTTTCCTTCGGCAGCTCGCCACCATATATGGGGTTATCCTTAAAGCAAGTTCTCAGCTTGGCGTCAAACCCGGCCCTGAGATAAAGCCTAAAACAATCCAGTATCCCCCGCTTCGCCATATTCGCATCCGGGTAACTCTGCTGCTTCAAAAGCGCTTGGTAATAGTTGTTCCGCGTGATGAGATGTCCCATCACATCCGGATCAACTATCTGCGCAATCCATTCAGGTTCATCAGGTACCAGTGATTCGAAAATCTTGTTTATGGTGATGGACATATGCGCCCGCTCCGGCCCACGGATCTCGACCTCTTTACCGGATTCTGTTATGAATGCGATATAACTCATCTGCTTACTCCTTCCCGCCACCGTTCGATTAGTTCTTGCGGTGGAAACTTTCTCTCGCGTTCTGGGTGATGCTTCCATTCGTTGTCGATGAACTCGAACACCAAAAGCCACATCAGGCGCTCCGTGACAAACCTCGTACTTAGCGGCAATTCATTGTGATGGGTGTTGTAGCCAAAGGATTCACTGAGCTTGTGCACCGTCTGATTCCTTCTTCGAGAAACCACTTCCGTACTTCTTGCAGGCGTCGATATAGTCAGGGTGAAGTTCATTCGCGTCAAGCGCCTCAATCCATGCGATTGCGACGGCAGCAGTTTGAATTAATTCGACTCGAAGCTTCTCCAGGTGCGCTATTCTCTCGGCGTCATTTTTCGCTTCGTCTGGACCTGCGTGATTGACTTCTTTCGCCATGCATTGGAACTTCTCGACGAGTGCTTCAAGAAACTCTTCCGAGAGCACCGAAAACCACTTTTCCTGCGAGTAGCCGCGATTCACTGCTTTCCCGAATTTTCCGTTATCTTGCCGCTCCCGCTCGTCGCATATTGCGAGAAGCACCGTGGTCTTGGCGATCGCTGATTTGAATTTCTCGGCGCCGTCAACATACCACCGGATGAAATTCATCGCTTCGAGCCAGTCCTTATTTTAGTGCCATCCCTAGTCGTTTGCCGCCTTGAAAGACGTTTTTCATCTGATATACTCTCCTTTAGATGCCGTAAGGCGCCGCTCAACGATGCCACTTACGGTTTAGATTTGATGCCCACTGGACTGCGAAAGCCTCCGGTGGGTTTCTGTTTGGGACAACTGATCAATCAGCATTTAGTTTCTTTGAAAACGTTGGCACCACATATGACATCTACGTAAATCGTTCCGTCTGGATGTACTTCGATTTCTGCGTTGCCTGTCTCTAAAACGAGACGCTTTGGATCGTGAGGGCACAAGCTGCTTTGAGCTGACGTTTGAGACTGCAATCATGGTTCGCGATTTTTTCGAAACATCGCCGTCGCAATCGCACATCTGTCCGCAGTAAGGGCACTCGTGAACTCTTTGAATCAATCGCTCAGCTCCTTATGTTTTCTGGTTTAGTGCGCTATTTTGTTTTGCTGTTTTCGTCTTGCTCAACAACTTGAACGCTTCACTTTGTGAGCGGTAGGCTTCTGCATTTTTCTTCCACCCCCGCCGATCGGCTTGATGCGCCAGCCACCAACATCGCATGTGAAGGAGATGAGCGACTTCAGACGTGTCATTTTTCTCCAGCGCGTCATGCAGTAGACGCAAATTGTCTTTGTCATCAAAAGCCATCGCTCACCTCTTGATCGTTAGTTATCTGTCTGGACTTCGACGACAATCTCGTCGAATGCAATCATTGCTGCGCCTATTGCGCGTTCCACTACATCTGCATCGAACGCCTTAAGAGTGAGCAACAGGGCTGTACTCAGAGCCGCCAACGTATTCGCATCTTCTTCATCCATCGCTTTTTGGGCCATGTCCGCGAGTTCGTTCCAAAGTGCTCCCATCGTTTTCTCTTTCAACTCACTCACCTCCCGGTAGTTTCAACAGCTTCCCGCAGTCTGTGCACCACATGTGGTCAGATTCGACAGTCAGTGGATGCTTCTCGCACTGGCTTTCCATGCACTTCTTGTGCTGATGCCCTTTCCGATGACACGGCTTGCAGAAGAACCAAACCGTGTTCATTGCGTAGTGCACGTACATGTATCTTCTGACCGCCATCATCACCTCCTTTAGAACAGTGGAAACTGTTCCATCTCGACCCCGACCTTCTGGCTCAAGCGCTTGATGTCATCAAGGTTTCGCTGCTGCATCAACTTCAAGATAGCCATCGTTTCTTCGTGGTCGGTTTTGATGTTGAAGCCGCCCTTGAGAATTAGATTGCTAGTCTCACCCTTCTTCTCTTGCGCAACCGCCTGCCTGACAATATCAATCATGTCGCGCCTGTCGTAAGCCTTTGCAAGTTCTCGCAAGTCACCAGAGCTGGTGGCACTTACCGAAGTGAATACCGAGCCGACTAGACAGAGCGCTACGAGTAATTTAGTTTTCATTGTTTGTTCTCCTATGTGTTTCCACTTCTTCGTTCCATTTTTTTTTCTTCGCATTGAAGAAACAATTCGGCACATACATCGCATCGAGACACTGAACAGCAGCCTGTTCCAGTGTCACCATCCCAAACCATGTGCGTATCAAATTCACGAATCATTCCACCGCAATGCTTCTTATGCGTGCCGACAATTGGAAGAGTGATTTCAACCCTCATGTCGCATGCAGTGTTATCCCTGTTATCTTTTTCTTCAGTCATCAGATGTAAGCCTGTTTTGCAGAGTCGTAAACGGGTATGTGTGCTTTTATCTTTCCGACGAGCGGATAGTAGTAGCCGTTCTTGACGTACTTCTCGGGCTCCGTCGGATGCTTTTCATAGGTGCGAATTTGCCAGACAGGATGCCTCGGCGCTTCGGTTCCGTATCGCTGTCTGTAATTTGCCTGGTAGTCTTCGTAGTTGCGCCACCAGTTCAAATCAGCCTTCCAGAGTTTTCCGATATACGTACCAGTCGGCATCGAGGTACTGTACTCAGGCAGCTCTTTCAACTGCTGCGCAGTGATGAAGAAACCCTTGAAGTGCGGCTTGTCTTCTCGTTTGACTGTCGGGCGATTAGTTTTCTTATTTGACATCGGTATCACTCACTTCACTCACATGGCAAGGACAGTCTTTATTGACACAGTCTTTATCGATACAACAAGCGCATTGAGATTTCGCTCTGACAGTGAAGTCAGTGATTCCAGGTGAATCCACGGACGGTTCCCATGAGCCGTTAAATTCAAATTCCATTCTCTTCATCCCTTCTCGAAGTCGTTTGTGATATCCGCACTCGCCGACCTCGTGACACATAGGACAACTATCCATCAGCGTTTCTCCATTTCGCCATTGACTATGACAAGAGCGAAGCAAGCGATCATAATGAGGATGTCGAAGAGGTCTATCACTTCGCCCTCGCGTCAAAGAAGCTCATCAGCTCGTCGAATACTCGCCTAGGATCTATTCGCTTCTGATCCTTCGCCCACAAGTAGCGTTCATGGGTGCTTGAGAAAGCAGTGTGATACCAATCACGCGTTTGAGAATCGAGAGCGCCAGGCAAGCAGGCTCTTAGAAGCTCTGAAGCCCATTGAAGCCGTTCAACGTGGTTCTGGATCGTCTTCTTTAGTTCTGCGATTTCGACTCTGTCTTTGATACGGCGTTGAAGACGATTCAGCCAATCCGGTACCGAAAGCATGTTTCTAAAGACAGGTTCTACGCATCGCGAGCAAATCGCAACTTCCGATGACTCTGAATTGAGTACTCGCAGATGCCCATGCGCATTGATGGTAATGCTGACGGCTACATGCCCTTGATAATAAGACGATCCGATCAAACCGCCCCTTCCGCACGCTGCACATTCCATCGAGTCAGAACGCTTCAACATCACATCACCCCTTCCATCAGCCTGAAGACCACGAACCCAAACACCGTAATTCCGAGAAGCAGGGCGACAAAAACACCCAGCGATTCCAGAAGCGTCAATTTTTCTTTGTCGTCACACATCACAACCTCATCACGCTTTCGCGCTTGTACCAACGATCTGAGTGGCGAAATTCGTAGCTGTTGCTGTCGAACTCGCAACGAAGCCCCTTCTCGTTAATCTCACGGATCGTCATAACGGTTTTGTTGCCAGCGAGATTCACGAAGTAAACCTTGTCTCCGACCTGGGGCTTCCAAAGGTTTTGGTGTCCGGTGATATGCCAGAGAGCACGAAAGAAAGCGTAAATGAGTACGTATACGTAGAGCGCACATATCATCAGGAATATTCCGGCAAGCACTTGAAGTGCGATGTCTACAAGGTTCATTAGATTACTTGTTCTCCCAAAAACTCTTATGCTCTAAGTCCAGCTTCTTCAGCTCGTCGACAGTCATCTCTTTCGTTCCGGCTTTCTTGTAGTTCTCGCAGTAAGCCCTACCTTGCCAGCAGCAGGCTCGCTGACAGGCACTGCATACGGTGACAGTCTTCTTTTCGGTTTTCATCTATTCCCCTCCCCATAGAATCATCGCCTTCTTGTCGCCAAGGATCACAAATGAAACCGTCACCGGGTATTTGTTTTTGTGTCGCTTGATCTTCTGACGAAGTTCTTCGGCTTCCTTCTCTGCGTCTTCCTTCGTTTCGAATACTCTCGCGAGTGTCACCATCTCGCCATCTCTATTAGCCTCCACAACCCAGCCGCATGCGGCGTAGCCCAGAAGAAGCAATGCGATGATGAAAAAGATCATTTGCTCTCTCCTGTGAAATCGGTAGGCTTCGGCTTAAAAATGCATCCATAAGGTCGATACTCTGTTGGATGACTGCGTGCAGCAGAATTAGACAGCACCCAGTTTTGAAGCTGATGAACGATTGCGGATATTTCAAGAATGTCCTGGTCGTACGGCAACAGTTCCGGGTTCTCTGCGAGTGCTTCTTTTGCGATCTCATTGAAGCCGTTCATGATACGGCCAATGTCACTGCACAGCTTCAGTTCTCGTTCGGTTAGCATTTTAAAGTCTTACTCCGTAAATAATTCCAGCCGCCACCATTGACAGTACCAAGGCGATGCGCCAAGATATCCGCCGCTTCCGCTTTGGTCTCGACTCCCGCGACTTCTTCAGCGCCTTCTCGATCGCCTTATAAGCGCGATCGCACTCTTCAATAGCTTTCACCACGCTCACTACCGCAAACACAAGCGCAGAGATCTGCTGCTCTAAGTGTTCGGGATTCATACAGAAGAGGCAGTTGCACTCCTTCCACTCCTTCACCTTGTAGCCCTCTCTGCGCATTCGTAAATGATCCGCTTCCAGCGAGGCATCATAGGGTTATCCAGTAGGATGCAGTTGTCGCCACGTCGCTTGACGTCGATGTAAGTTTGAATCGCTTTCTGTTCTATCGGTGGAAGTGTCGCCTTCTCGTCTTCCAGGACCTTCAAAAAGTGCTCGAACTGCTCGTCATTGAATACAAGAATGCAATCTTCACTCGCCATTTTTCACCTCTTCTATGACCTTCTTGTCTATCTTCTTGTCGAACTTCGTCAGCTCTTCTGCGATCTTCTCCTGCCGTTCTGTCAACTTCCGTTTCACTTCTTTGCGCTTCCTGTTCCGAAGCTTCTTTTTAAAACTTGTTTTGTAGTCGTATGAATCCATGTGCCACCTTAAAACGAGCAAGAGCGGCAAGTCGAAACCTGCCGCTCGCTCTTTGCTCTACCAGTTTTTACGGTTGTTTTCGCGTCCTCGATTTAACGCAGTGAGTTCCTTTTGAGCCAGAAGCTCATGCATATTATTCGGAGACTTACCGAGCATAGACGCAACCTCGACAGGGAGTACCTCCGATCTTCTTTGCCAATGCAGCTCTTCTGGTTGGACTCGCTCTAATTCGTGTTCAACTTGAAGCGCAGTTAGACCATTCCTTCTGGGTCGATAGAGCTGTTGGATAAACATCCTATCGGTCATCTCCATAAACGTCCTATCGGTCAGCTCTTCTTCGATCGTTCGAAGGCGAATAGTATCAAAGACACGAAGGCGATCAAGGGCACGAAGCTGATCGGTATGGAAGGGGTTCACCTTCTGCTCTGTCTCTTCCCGCTTCTTTAGCTCTTCTGCAAACTGCGATGCGGTCTCGTCGCCAAGACTATCCGCAAGCCCCTGGATCTTCTTGCGAACATCAAATAGCTGCTTCTCAAGTCGATGATTTTTCCGGACAAGATTCCCGACTTGATCGCGAAGTCGAGCGTTTTCCTCTTCCATCTTCTCGAAGTGCATGTCGAGTGAATGAACTGCAAAGCGCATTTCTTCATCCACCGTTTTTTTTGTTTCAATGAATCGCACAAGTTTTTCTCGTGCTGACAAAAATCCTAAGCACATAATTGAATCCTCCTATTTCCAGCCGCGCGAACCGCTGCTGTAGCTTGGTGAGTATGAACGTGAAAAGCTTGAGCTTGACGAACTCGGCGTATAGGTCGAACGCGAGAAGCTGCTGCTGTAAGTGCTTCCGCTGCTGCTCGAAGATCCGCCCCAGCCGCGTGAACTACTTGGTGTGGCGGCGCTTGAAGATCCCCAGCCTCTTGAGCCGCTCGACGACGAAGTCGACGCTGTGCTCGAAGGCGTGTAAGATTTCGGTGCAATCCAGCCCCGATTGCCGGATGATTCTGTTTTGATCTTCGGCGCTTCGGTCTTGAACCTCGGCGTGTCGAATGTACTCGCGAACGGCTTCCGGGAAGCGGAAGGCATCACGATTACCGTAGTCTTCTTCTCTTTGACGATCGTTCGCGGCTCTGAGTACAGTGGTGTTTGAAGTACCACCGGACGCGAAACATGTTCAACGACCGGCGCCACTATCACTGGTGCGGGTGTCGGACCTACTCGGTGCTCGACGACCTTCGGCTGATGGCTGATACTCATGTAGATCGCAATCATGATCATGATGAAAGCAGCGATCGCAAAGGTCCAAACTATCTTATCTGTGCGGTCCATCCTATCTTCTCCTTATGTCTTCGGCAGCGTCGTAAATCGAGTTGCTGAGTCGATTTACTAATTTGCAAGTCAGCAGAGTCGCCGGTTCGACAAGCATCTCGCTCAGAACCAGCTCTGCGTTTTTTCTGTCATGGAAGACTACAAGCGGCTCTTCCGCGCCGGTTTCATAAATCCCGAACTCGTTTTTAAACGAGCGGACTTCCAGGTTTGTGTCAACACCAGCCATGGGCTACCCTCCTAAATTGTCTTTACTTCTGCTTTAAACTCAGCCAAGACTTCCAGCCAACGGGCTTCAGTCAAGGCGTATTTCCCACGACCCAACGTATAATCCAGACTCTCTGACCCTGCTTGAAGTGAATTAAGCTGCTCGATTTCTAGCTCCCAGGTGTCATGCGAGTCTGTGTAATGATGCGACTTTGAAATTGACACCTGCCGAAGATTTGCGTCGACCTTGACGAAATACTCAGCATCGAAATCGTCACCGCCACAGTCGTGATAACGATAGACAGGAAAAGAGACCTCGATTTCAGTGATCTTCGGCACGCTCTCAAGTAGTCGGATTTTCTTCATGTTTATCTTGTCTCGCGCTCGGGTCTGAATTGACGTTGCTGCTCTCGATACTGTTGGTGTCGCGGATCGAAAAGGTAGACCTTGCCATGATAACGAACCACTGGATTCTCTTCCGGTCTCGAAACAAGCACCGTCACTTTGTCGACAAAGGCGCCCCTGGTATCGAATATGTCTACTTCCTTTTTCACTTTAGAAATTCCTCAACCCAAGCAAGACGTTTAAACCAATACTGCAACCAGTCGCGGTGGCATTGCCGCAACCTTCGGCGCCTGATGTCTGATACCACTTTCCAAACTCAAGCGCCTTGTCGCCGCACTTCTGCATGAACTTCAGCGGATGCCTGATGTTCGTCGCAACTTTTTTTGTGGTCTCGATCGGATGCAGCACCGGTGTTAACGCAGCATCCTGCACAGGGTGGTCTTCGAAGTAAGCCTGCGCTGGTGATGCCACCAAAAGTGTCAGCGCGCAAAGCGCGATCAGCACTGCTCGTCTTTTAACCATTTCTGAAATTCCTCCTTTTCAAAGTCGTGCCACTGGGTCATGCAGTCATCAAAGCCCCTGACGTAGCCAGATGCTCGCCCGGTCATGTAGCCAATCGTGAATGAGATGCCCAGGCAAAGTGCGAACATGATGATTGCAAACTCTTCCATTACTTCGCCTCAACTGTCACTGTTGGCCTGAAGTCGACGATCGATACAAGGTAGGTGCATACACGATCGCCTTTCTGCGCGAAGCCGAGCTTTACGAATGCATCGTTTTCATCGTCAATCGTGCAGTCTTGATTAAGCCCGCCGATGCGATACCGAAGCTCTCGCCCATCGGGTTGATTGATGATGATGTTTCTCGGCCACTTCACTTGCACGCGACCATTCGCACTCGAATGACCAATCAATGTGCTCGGCAGCTCGTGCTTCGTGCGATTCCCCTGCTCGTCGGTCAAAATAGCAATTGCTTTCAATGTGATTCTCCTTATGTTGCGACCGGGTACTTAATGTAGCCCTGGTGCTCGTAGTTCAGTAATTCAAAGTCCTCGTACTCGATGTCAAAGAACGGCTTGTCTGCTATCTGGACGGTCGGCAGTTTCCCCGGTGTTCGCGCTAGTTGCTTCTGAACGCCTTCAAGCTGGTCGACGTAGATGTGAGAATCGCCGGTGCTGTGCGTGAAGATCCCAGGTTCAAGCCCGCATTCATTCGCAACCATCATCAACAGGAGCGAGTAGGATGCGATATTAAACGGCACGCCGACAGGGTAATCACATGACCGCTGGTACATGAGCATATCGAGACGTCCTGTGTTCGACACCGAGAAGTGAAAAAAGCAGTGACATGGCGGCAGTGCCATCTTCGGGATCTCGGATGGTATCCACGCGGTCACGATGAGCCTGCGATCGTTTGGATTTGACTTGATGCGATCGATAACGTTCGCGAGTTGATCGATCGGATAGTTTTTGATCGGACTGTTGATATTTCCTGGTGACTCAATATCGAAGTTAGGGCACCGCCTCCACATCGCACCATAGATCGGCCCTAAGTTTCCGTTCACGTCCGCATGCGGCCGCCAGATCGGTTTTGCTTCGTGAAGTCCCGCGATATTTGTTTCGCCCTTGATGAGCCAGAGAAGCTCGCGGACAATCCAGCCGAAGTTTACTTTCTTCGTTGTGAGTAGCGGGAAGCCGAGCCTGAGATCGTATTTCGCCTGCATTCCGAAGACAGCAATGGTATCAACACCGGTGCGATTACTCCGACGCTCACCATCAGCAAGAATCGTTTGAAGTTGGTCGAGATATTGTTTCATTCTCGCTCACCTCGAAACTTTTGATTACCTGTAACGTTGTAGACTTCGAGTCGTTTCCGTTCGTCTTCGATGTAATAGGCTGCTTTCTTCAGATCCTTTAGCGGTGCGCCTTTACTTAAATGGCGCCAGATGTACTTGACGGCGTTGCCGAGATTGAATGGCAGCCATCGAACAATGTCGATGCATTCGATTTGCTGCCCGCAGTTTTTGCATCGTGCCGGTGTATTGTTATAGTGAGAAGCTTTGTTGATCTCGTCATAACCGTGATCTTCAGCGCCATAGCGATCTTGATAGAGTTTTTCGCGATAAGCCTTTTCAAAACTCGCTGCGACTTCCGGCGATTCTTCTCTCAGTAGTTCGATCATGTCTTCAAGGGTTGAGGGCGTCAAAGGCGTATCGCCTCTCCGCCGCCCTTTCTTCCCTGTCGTTGTTTTCTTTTTCATAGCCTCAATAGGTCTCCCAGAATAAGTGCTGTATTCTCCGCGTCATAGAGCGCATCGTGTGCATTGATATGTGGTCGATTGAAGTACCGACAGACCGTTGCGAGTTGGTGATTCTCGATCCCGTCGGGGTTGAATTTATTTCGCTTTTTGATCAGCTTTCGCGAGAGCTGCAAAACGCAGAGCCACGGCTGCTTCTTCCATCCTTTGTCTTCGTCTGGTTCCGGCTGAAAGTAATTGAACTTCCGTCCTGTCCGCTTCTGCACGTACCAGAGCATCCAATAATCGAATTGAGCATTGAACGCGACGAATGTATGCTCACCCTCGACGGAATACGTGAACTCTTCAAACCGCTTCGCGACCGCCTCTTCGCTGTCGGCGAGAAGCCACTGACGCATATCAATTCCGGAAGCCCTAATTGCCTCCATGTTGATATCAAGCTCTTTCGGTGGATAAAGGTACTCATTGAATTTCAGTGGCTTTCCGTTCGGACCCAGGATAGGACTTGCGTTTTCGTCAACGAATTGCGCGCCAATCTGAGTCACCCCGCATCTCTTCGGGTTGTCTCCTGTTGTTTCCGTATCGATGACGATGTTAGTCATTACTCACACCGACTCTTTCCGCAGTCAACGCAGACCTCGCAACCATCAGTCTTAATGACGATGCCGCCACAGACCACGCAAAGCTTAGTCGCTTCGAGTGATACCGCTTTTAGTGCTTCGATCACCACCGGTTGAGTACCGTTGTAAAAACGACGGTATCGCTGGATCGCCTTCGCAAGCCCATCACACGGCGACTGAATCACTGTTGATTTGTCCAGGTCGGAGAACTTGTGATACGCGGGGTAGCCGCTCTGAATATTCGCCAGCTGCTTGATGATTACGGTCTCCACCTTCTCGCGCTCGGCCTCTCCGTACTGGTTCGCGTATTGCAAGAACGTGCTACTGAGTCGACCGATCGCCTCGAATAAGCCGGACTCGACCGCGCCAGGTTTACCCATGCGCGCATAAACTTCGAGCAGTCTGCCTGGTTCGACGTGATTCAAAGTCACATGCAGTGTACTTACGCCTTCTGGTGAACCGACTCGAATCTTCCAGGTCACGCCTGGGATTTCTTCAATCTGAGCTTCGGTTACATGATGCGGCGTCGGAAGGTCTTCGAGTGTAAAGCCCAGGCTTCGCACTACCTCTGGGCCGCTCTCGCCTTCGCCCGCGCTCCTTGTGTTGGCTATCTTCTCGATCGGTTGACTGAGTCGCGAACCATCCGGATAGAAGGTGATGTCCTTTACGCCTCGATCATGCGCAAGCATCACAGCGTCATGAACCGCTTGAAGTGTGGTATCAGCAGGAATACTGCAAGTGTTCGAAACGGAATTGAAAACACAGCCACAGAGAACCGATTCAGCCGCGTCATGAATTGCGGCAAGGTGCTTGATGTACTGCTCGGGCGTTATCTCTACGCGGATCTTAAATAGCCTTTGAACGCTTAGCGGAACCTGCGGAAGTCCTTGTACTGACTTCCCGTTTTTGTAAATGGCTTCGAACAAAGCTTCAACACCTTCAGGCGTTTCCGGCCAGGCTTGTGCAAGTCGCATCTTCTCTTCAAATCCAGGCGCAACGAATTTCACCCTGTGATTTCGAACCTGCCGCGAGAATACGATCCCATTGTGTGGCTCAATACCCCAGGTGGTTTGAAGCGCCTGAGCCAAGGTGCCGGTAGGCGCGTTGTTGGTCATGCAGCTGTTGCGCACTTCCTCTCCGTTACGTTCGAACCTACTGCCCTTCCATAACGGATATGGTCCGCGTTCATCTGCCAGTTTTGTGCTCGCGTACAGTGAAGCTGTGTTGTATGCCTTGTACAAGTCGTAGACTGCATCGAGCGCTTCGGCGCTTCCGAACTCATAACCCAGTATTGATAAGTACTCGGCGACACCAGCGAAGCCGCCACCATTTCGCCGCTCCATGCGTGCAGTCATATTCTGCGCTGGTATCGGATACCAACTGACATCAGTGACGTTATCCATGAAGCGCTGCTGAAGCTTCACCGCCTCTTGCATTTCCCGGTACCGGTAAACAACCTTGTGCTCGTCCGTGTAATCCAGGAAGTCTGCATGTGCTGCATTCATTGAAGACAGATTGCAATTACCCATGTAGTAGCGCCCGTCTTTTCCCGGTCCGGCCGGAAGAAACTGCTCGCCGCAGGGGTTGCACGTGTTGAGATCGTATACGTGGTTATTGGCGTTCGAATCGTTGATCGTTCCATAGAACGCGATTCCTGGCTCGCCTGAGTCACGCATGCCTTCAGTGATTCGCTTAAAGACATCTGGTGCGTAAAAGTAGCCCTCGACGTGAAGCTTGTCACTAGACAAAAGTACATTCGTCTCATTTTCGAGACCGCGCGACGCGAACATCGCTTCGGGAAATTCCTTAGTGCACACTGAGTACTTTTCGAATACCGGCTCTTTGGTCAAGTTGTTGCGAAGCTGCGTGCCATCAGGTTTCATGACCGGCTTACGCGGATCGTACAGATGGTTGATCCATGGGCTCTTTCGATCGAACCAAGGCTTACCTTGGAACATAGCAGGATAGAATTTCTTTTCTCGAACAGCCTTCATAAAGCCTGGCATCGCGAGCACAGTGATATTTGTGTTGCGCAAATAATTCTGTCGTTCGAGGTACTTCGCATACTGCTTTCCGTACTGCTCAAGTGCGTCTTCGCGAGACACCATGTTTTCGTTGATGAAGTCTTCTTCTCTCGGCTTCGGTATCAGCTTTTTCTTCTCAATAAAGAAAAGAATATCCGGGTGGTCAGAGTTCCTGATTTCGATTAACGCGCCGCCACGTCTTCCGCCCTGGGCAACAGCCTCGACTGCTTGCGCAATTGATTTCCCGTAAAAACGATCCGGACCTGATGCCGCCGCGCCGTTGACAGTGAGTGACGACCACGGGCGAAGCGTGGAAGTGTTCACGCCCATACCCATTGAAGCTTTCGCAGCAAGAGCTTCGATGCGTGCAGTTTCCTGAATACCGTCAAGCGAGTCTTCGACATGAACCACGCCACACGCGGCAAGGCAGCCCTTACCCTTTAGCTCTGAAGCAAGTCGTCCCATCTCTTTTCTGTAAAGACAGCCGAAGACATTGATCAAACGATCTACGGAGACACCGAAAGGCTGAGGATCTAAACCCTCCCACTTCTTTCGAAGCTCGTCGGACATCTCCCATATCTCGACCTCATTGAGTTTTGCCAGTATTCCGTTAGCCCAGTATTTGAGCACACTAAGCGAAACATCTGGATCGGCATTGATATTCGCTGGCGTATTCGCCCAGAAGACTTGGCGTCCAATATGATCAGCGAACTCGTCTGTGTACTGTTTGACTCTCGGGTGCCTCAAGGCGTCACTTAGAGTGATTCCCACGATCTGCCCCGGCGTGAGCACGTACTTCAACTCAGCAAGAGCGACAGCCGAAGCCACTCTGTAAACGATGCCGGTCACGTCTTCCAAGGGCTGCCCGTACATCTCGCCTTTGCTCGGGTCAGTTTCGCGTTTCGCGTAGTGCTCTATCAAAGTCTCTTGCGTCGACTCAAGATACCGGTCGTTGTAATTCTTTCTCTGTGCCGCCATAATCTTCGCCCCATTTCTCCTTATATGCTGCTCTGAACTCAGTACTGTATGTGGTGTCAGTCAGCGTTCGATATTCATACATGTGATCGTCCCAGTGTGCACGATCAGGAAGATTCGCTATTCACGTTGTTAGCTGCTTCTTCTTCAAGTCTTCTTTGACATATTCCGGCACTGATGCTTCGACGTCTGCATCCTTATAGACTCCTGGAAGCTCCTGCTTTTTTTCTGGACCTTTTGCGTCAGCTATCTCTTCCAAGAAATCTTCGTCTTCTTTTTCGAGTCGTTCTTGCAGTGCTTGAAGTTGATCCGCAGGCACGATCTCGCCATCCTGAACCCAGTAGCCATTTCCATATCCACTCCCTTCCATGTCGAACATCTGGCTGGGGTAGGACAAAGTACAGGTAATGACGGTTCGAATCTGCGCATCGTAGAGCATCGACAGAAGCCCGGATCGGCCACCATTAGCATCGGCATCGAGTATGTCGACGCCATCGATGATCACCATGTCGCTACGATCCCAGAGAGCAAAAGCAACTTGCAATGTCGTCCGCGTACGGAACTGTTCTGACGTGCTAATAGTGCAGTACGGGCGGTTTTCGTATGTCACTAATCCGTCGCGTTCGACTTTGATAGTGGGCCACTCTGCCTTCTTGCATAGATTCTGGATCTCTTCATTGAACTCATCGATGCGCTTTCTCAGCTTCTGCGCAGGAAGTCCATCGGCGGCAGTGATTGCGATCAAAGCTTCCGTACGCATGATTTCCGTATGCTGAAGATCGGCATGGATTATGGTTTGGCGCGCGGCTAGTTTATCTTCTGCAACCTTTAGAACTGCTCGCGCCTTCTCGACTTCGGCAAGATCTACAGTCTTCTCTTTCTTGTTCGATTTAATTTCCTTGGCGGCGTTCTGTGCGCTTGTCAGTGCGAGTCGCGCCATTCGTGTTTGTGTTCGAGTATCAAGCAACTCGGCTTCAAGTTTTTGAAACTTGTCGTCATCTCGAACTACTTCGCTACCTACCGGATAGCTGATGCCATCAATGATGTCTTGAGCTTGCTTGCAGTGAAAGCAGTTAACGTCTCGATGAATCACCGCAGGTTTGTTGGCGGAAACTTCGGCTTCAAGCCGTTTCTCGCATGCTTCAAGCGTTTGAACTTCGACTTCAAGCCTCTTCACTGTCCCGGCGCGTTCTTTCAGTTTCGACTGCTCAGAACTGGCGATAGCCACGTCGCCTACCAGCTTCTCAAGCGCCTTCTTGGCGTCGGCTATCTCCTTCTCGATGCCTTTGACGGTTGACTGAAGCAGCTCCTTCCGGGTGAAGCCAACTGGCGCCCAGTCGACGCCGACCTTGCATCCCCATCTCTTAGCGCCGGTGATTCCACACCATTTTCCGGAAAGCGCTGTGCGATCCTTCTCGTAGATCTTGTTCGCCCGCTCGAAGTCGACTTCATTTGTCTCAGGTGGGCAAATAACAGTCCAGGCGTTGCGAATATGCACCGGTATTAAATATGGTGCTTCTTTATCACCCTCTTCCTTCTTGCATTCTTTGCGATGCTCGGGCTCATCAGAAATAGGCTTCGAGCATTTGCTGCAATGGAGGTCCTTATTGAACAAAGGATCTTTTCTCAATTCAGTCTCGAACTCTTTGTACGTCGGCACAGCTTGCAGCGTTGTAGCCAGCAGGCGAAAACGATCCTCGGGTCTCTTGTGATAAACAAGACTATCGAGCCCGACAGCAACCGGCGAAGAGTAGACAGCTTGACCGGTCAGGCTTGGCTCTCCATCACGCGAGATCCAAAGCTCTGATGTTTCTTTGCCAGTCGAAAGCTTGACTGTTCCTGAAGTGGCACCTTCTCGGATGTCGTTACGTTTGTCTATTGGATTACTGCGACTTGCCAGAAGTCCTGCCCCGTAAGCGCTACTCGACTTAGCTGCCCCGTTTCGTCCTTGCAGGGCTGTAATCTTTTTGACTTCGAACTCAAGCTTCTTCACGCCGCGAATATTCTCGACAACGCATTTAATCGGTGGCATCGGTAAATTCCTCCACATCACATTCCAGTAATCTCGGCTCGGGCACGGGCTTGCACGCTCGCATTTCATCTTCAGAAGGGACAAGAACGAAGTACTGCCCATGGTTGCCTTCGAGCACTTCCCATCCCTTCGCGTTTAGGCGATCGATGACCTCCATGCGCACATCGGCAGCAAGCGAGGGCGGTACCTCGATCACGATCGTGTCCATCAGCAAGTTGCTCCAGAACTGCGTAATCTTCTTCTCAATTTCACAAATGAAGTTGTCAGCACAGATCTGCAACCGACGCGGGTAGTCGTTGTGACGATCCTTCGGCGATTTCGGCAGTTGTTTCACATGTTCGGTCGTCATTCGTCGTCCTCTCCCCAGCCAGTTCGCCCTTTACGCTTAGGCTCTTCCTCTTCCACTTCCTCGGCTTCTTCGGTCTCTTCTTCGTCTTCCTCTTCTTCGTCTTCGCCATCGTCATCACCAGATTCTTCGCTGTCCTCTTCAGACTCTTCTTCTTCTTCTTCTTCTTCTTCTTCTTCGGTTTCCTCTTCTTCCGTTTCTTCCTCGGCTTCTTCCGTTTCTTCCTCGGCTTCTTCAGCCTCTTCGTCTTCCTCTTCGACTTCTTCAGCCTCTTCTTCTGATTCTTCTTTCTTCTCTCCACGACGCGGCAAGCGCTTCGCTTCAGGCGCTTCCTTCTTTGGTTGATCATCTTCCGGGATGATGATATCGACAGCCTGGGCGCCCAGCTTCACCAGTGACTCGGCTTCGGCCTCGTCGAGAATACCTAGCCCCAGGTGAGCGAGAATCCCCCTACGTCGAGCTTTTGTATGGGCCTTCATCTTCATGTTTGCAAGCTCTTCGCCCGCAGCAGTGCCAACGTAGACCACACCAATTTCTTCAGTGGTTCTACCGTTGGGAGACTTGATCAAAGACTCGACAACAAAGCAGCCATCATCATCCAAGTATTTGTTTGTGTACTGCGTCGAGAGCAGATGCTTTCTCGACAGTTGATCCGCACAACCTCTTTTCGCATAGAGCGTCATCTTCCCTTTGAACGTAATCAGTCCGAATGGCTGAGTGTAGGGGTCGACGTTAAGTCGCAGACAGAAACCCTTCAGGTAGTCCCACTTCTGTGTATCGTCAAGCTTTGAAATCTCGCCGCTCAAGAACAGCTGAGACAAAAACTTTTCTTCTGTTTCCGACAGCGGCTTTGCGGGCAGCTCTTTTTTCGCTACTGCTGGCAAATCCTTTTTTACTTTTGCAAGTTCGCCACCACCGGCGGCACCACGTCTAACTAACTGGCCCATAAGAGTGCGTCATCCTCCGCTTCACTGCTGACTTCTTTGATCCACTGATCGCATAGCGACGTGCCCCAGGCGTCGCAAGTCTTACGTGTGCAAAACTTGCTGTCAGGGTTTCGACTGAACGCCCACAGAGCCTTTCTGTGGTCGCCTCGTTTTGCTCTCAGTTTTTTAATTTCTTCGTTGTACCTATTGACTGCGCTGACGATGTTGTCGATCGTCTGCTCGACTGCGTTCGCACAAGCGTTGTAGTCATAGCGAATCAACTGCATCGGATATTGAATGTGCTTGACGCCGGTGCGCTTCACCCAGATGACACGACCATAGTGAATTTCGACGTCGTACTCGCTGTACACGAGTTTCTTGTAAGCGCCAATCTGACAGATATAGCAGCCGCACTTACTACCAAACTTGAAGTCATCAATGATGACACCGTCATCCAATTCATTGACTACATCAGGGTGTCCGACGAGCTTGAACCCGGAAGCCACCTTGCAATCAAGCTCGGCCTCGATAAGCAGCGGTCGGGCAAGGTTGACATACCTGATGCGAATCTCCGCAAGCACGCCTTTCAACTGCTTGATCGCTACGTTCTCGTCGCGCGTCACCGAATCCCAGCTGAGCCAGTCGGCTGCTTCCTTCAGCTTAGTCTCAAGCAACGAAATAGCCGCGTCGACAGCGCCCTTGTAATTCACCTTCCTTCCGGCGTGGACATCACGAAGCATCAACTCTGTCCCCAGGTGCCCGCAAGTTCCAAAGATAGGACCGAAGAGTGTCGGTCTCTCGATGCTCACCGCTTGCCTTTCGTCACGGCTGACCTTTGTCCATCGGTTTATGTTTCCAACAGCCCAGGCTAATTCACAGTCATTGAATCTCTGCAAAGAGCTTGCAGAAATCAGGAAATCGCCGTCCGTGTCAGTATCCTTTCTCATGATGCTGACCTCTTCTTTCGCGCTTTGTATTCGCGACTTCGTTGGATGCAAGCTTTGCGATTTGCTCGATACCAGCTGCGCATGTAGGCATTTGTCTTCAGGCGCGTCGCGTCTTTCTGTTTGTGCTCTTTGATGCGCCGAGCAGAGCAGTCCCTGCAATACGTGTAGTGATCTTCGATGTAATTTCGATTGCGTGGAAACTGGCAACGTTCGTCATGTTCGCCTTCAGGCGATGGGTAGCCATCGCACATCAAAAGAACTTTTCGGCAATCGGCGCACATTCGTTCTTTCATGCTGCCTCCAATGGGTAATTACTGATGAACAGCTCCGCACCAGACTTACTGGATTTCCCGCCGACGTTCGTCATTCCGTACTTCTTAGACCACATGCGGATATTCGCCCACTGATAGAGTTCGCGAACTTCTGCGCAGTCGTCGTAAGTTAGAAGGAATTTGTGTTTTGTCTTCGCGAGTTCGACAGCGAGAGCTTCATGATCGAAATCATGCAGCACGCCCTTCTTCCCGTAGAGCTTCTTCGACTGGAAGTACGGCGGATCTAGGAACAGGAAGACTCGCGTACCTGGCTCACGAACCAGATCTAATGCGTCTCGATTCGAGATGTAGACATCCTTCAACGCTTCCGGCAGGTGCGTTAGAAGATTGATGCCTGACAGCGTGAAACGCCCTTGTGATGCGTGCTCCGTAAAGCCACCTGCTTCGGTGGTGCCAGAGAACGTGACACGATTCAGATAGTAGAAGTGGTGCGCGACGATCGCAAGATCATCGGTCGTCGCAATTTGCGTTTTGATGACATTGAACCACTGCCGCGCCACATCCGGTTTCCCGTGAACCATGTGGTAGATTTCGCGAAGCGCATCTTGTACCTGGGGCACTATCTTCGGATCGGACATCTGTTGATAGAAGACGACGAGATCCCGGTAGGCATCGTTGATCCAGAAGTACTTGCTGTACTTATTTGCCCGTGCCCAAAAGAACACACTGCCACCGCCTAAGAACGGCTCGCGGTATTCTTTCATTCTGGGCGGAAGCAGCGGTGATATGAACTTCACCGAATGCTGCTTGCCGCCTGGATATCTGAGTGGGGATCTCATGGTCTTCTGAATATCAGCTCCTGAAGTTTTTGAGCAGCGCGCTTGAATGCAGACTCTTCTAAATACTCATGTGTGTATGACTCGATCATCAAAGACGTGGTGCTGCCAGGCACTGGAACCAAGCGATAATACGTGCCTGGTATCATGTCTTCTACAATTTGCTCGTCGTCGTTTCGAATCGTCCATGACATAATTTTCCGCGTCTCCGTTAGTTAAAGGTGCCGTACTGCGCGATGCAGTTATCATCGACGCCTGAAGTAACTTCCCAGTACTTGCAGTCCTTCAGTTCCTCTTCACTGATGCCTGCTTTCTTGCATGCATCATAGATATCAACACCGCTTGCCGAGCGGCTTCCGCTCGTCCAGTGGATTCTGAAATTTTTCACTTTATGTTCCTCCATTTGCTCTCTTTGCGATTTTGAATCCGCGCATCTACGCCGTAGAGCAGAATCGGCGAATCGTGTTCACGTAGCTCACCAGAAGCATCTCGCAGTCATGGCATGCATTGAGACCTTCAGAGCCAATCACGTACAAGTCAATGTTTCGCACCTTCACAAGATCCTCGCCGCACATGCGACAAGTACCTTCGAAATTGCCGCGCTTGCGCTTCTGTTTCGTAACTAAATCAATGACACAGCTAGCAGCAGATTCATCAAACCCTGTTTCTATCAGTGCTTTGTGCAGCTCTTCCTTTTCTTCGTTTAAAAACATTAGTCAAACTTCTCCACTTCGTTTCCCCACACGTCCCAGCCCGGTGCGCTGGTTCGTGCAAACATTTCCAATCGCGGTACATCTCCGCAAAGTTCAACGATGCGATCGCGCACCTCGTCAGGCTTTCGAGAGTGCTCGCGCCGGACATCTATTACAAGCTGCCGGACTCTTGCGCTTTGTCGCTTCGGCTTTCCGCGCACCGCCAGTAGTGCAAATTCAGTGTTAGCTCGCGTCCAATTCCCCATGCCGAGGAAGAAGGCGTCTACCGTGATCAACCGCTTTAAACCTGCAACCGTGCAATATTTTTTCAGAAACTTTTTCCAGTCGAGTGCAAGCGGATTGAGTTTCACCCAGAGGAAAGCGCACGTCTTGTATTTGAAGCCCCAGGCGTTGATCACTTGCAAGGCTTCGAAGAGCTTTGGCCAAGTCGCCCAGAGAATAAGCACTGCATCATCGGCGACCCAGTCTTTCACCGGCAGCGCACATATGTCGTCATCGTCCATTACGGAATACTTGAACTCACAGCCGCGTTTTCCGGCAGCCGCCTTGTCTCGATATTTCCACGCCGGATCGGCATAGATGATGGAATACTTTAGTTTCGTCATAAAGATGCGGGCTAGCACAGTGGAGAACGGCGCCCGCCGACCGTTTGGCAGATATACGCTGGAAAAACTTTAAGTTCGCTAAGCTCCTAATCGTCAAGCCGACATCGTCGTTCCCTGCTTCCGGTTAGCGAATGATTGCGGACATTTTTCGACCGTCCGCCGCCAGTCGTCTCTCGTATGAAAACTAAGATTTCTTTTTCAGCTTCGTTGGTTTTGCAGCACTCTTCGACTTCGAGGAAGTCGGCTTGCTAGACGAGGGCTTAGTTGGTTTCGGCTTTGCATGCTTACCGGCATGCGATTCTTTTGCGCCGTTGATTTTATCCATCAGCGTCATCTGCTTGTTTTCAGCGGGTTCAGTCGAGCCCGTTTGCCCAGGCGATGCATTCTTCGCAGTGCGCGTGTTGCCAGCTTGCGGTGAGGCTTCCGCACAATCCGCATTCTCGTTCGTGCTTTCCAAAGAGCTTTCTGAAGCCTCCTTCGAGCCACCACCAGAAATCACTGACTCGTCTTTTGAAGTCACACATTCCGATGCAGCCTCCGCCTCGCTTCCGTCATCCTTAATCTTCTTTGTCGTGACCTTGCCGTTTTTCTTTCCTTTCGCTTCTTTGTTTTTCTCGGCAACACCTTCGGTGATGGCACCATCAATGGTGCGCTGCTGACTGCCGTCAGCAAGAGCAACCAAGCCGTAAGGCTTCATCTCGTCACTCAAGCTCACGTAGACGTCAGCGCCGTACTCGTCGATTTTTTTGTCGACCATTACCAGGTATTCGGAGATCGCTTTCTGCTTCGCCTTTAGCTCTTCACCTTCGAGCCCTTTGATGCCACCTTCTGGCGCAGGGAACCCTTCAGCCTTTAGCAGTCCGCGAGCCATCGAAACCAAGATCTTATCCAGGTAATGAACTTGCTTTTCAACACCAGCGCTCGCTAACTTGATTTCGGTCGCCTTCTTTTTGAGCGTTGCTGTTTTCTTGTTCTGCGCTTCGTCATCCCATCTCGGGACTTTGCGATTATCTTCAAGATCGTACTCTTTCTCCAGAGTCATAAGCTTGTAGTTCTTCTCGCGAACTGTGTGAATTGATAGTGCCATTAAAGGTTCTCCTTTGCTAAATGAACAGGCAGCTGATCCATAGGGCCGTATAAGATTCGCTCGGCGTCCTGGACGCTTCTAATTACTCCCGCCCTGCCTCCAAGGCGGATTACGTTGGACATTACATTCAATTGAGTCGGCGAAGTCTCTCCGCCTTGTTCGCGCTTCGCTTCAAGCGTGGCGAACTGCATGATCGTCATCCCGATATGCTCAGGGCCAATCACGAACGAGATGCCACCAATGTGGTCGCCCATTCCATTGATGGTGCCCATCTTGATCTGTCGACCGCCACCGTAGTCGGCGACGCCGTTGACTAGCGGCACAAGAAAAAGATCTCTGCGCCCCTTGTAAAACTCCCTGCAATCGTTTTTGACAGTGGCTTCGTCCTTCAGCCCGCCGACCCATTTATCGAAACGATAAAGAGAGCCGTCAGTAAACCGGAACTCGCCATCAGAGTGCCACGTTCCACAGATGCACATCCCGATACGGTAGTTGCAAGCCGCGAGATTACTTCGCCGATAGTATTCAGGCCACTTCGCAGGCCATGGTTTCGGGTTCGAGTTCTTACTTTCCATTACGCTTCCTTCCGCCACCAGCAAGCGCCTTTCGCGCTGCGGCTTGTGTCGCCTTCTTCCGATCGCGTGATTTCATTTCACTGATAGCCTTGATACCGCCAGTCTTCATGCGAAGGTAGCGCTTCGCCAGTCCTGGTGCGTATCCAAACTCATCAGTGAGCGCGCGAAGCTTTTGGTAGAGCTGCGGATCGTCCTTTTTGATCAGCCGCGCTCTCTCTCTAAACTCGTCCATCCTGTTGCGCTTCTTTTCTTTGACCTTCACTTCTTGAATCTCTTCAAGAGATCCAGAAGCCATCATCTTGAACAGCCGAGTTTTCTTTTCGAACGGCACGCCACACCACTCGCATTCTCCTTCGCTAGACTCGCACCACAAGTAGCAAGCGCGGCATAGCTTGAAGAGACTCTTGTGATAGGCTTTACCGCTGCCGCCTTCTAGCGTCCAGAGCCGGTCGGCATCAGGCATACCGTGCATATAGACGTTGCCCACACAGTCGATGACATAGAAGACTTTCTTTCTTCCACCGTCACTTCGCGCGCCACGTCCGATCGCTTGAATTAGGATGCGAAGGCTCTTAGTTTTTCGAAGCAGAATAATTACTTCGACGCTCGGGATATCGTAGCCTTCGGTGATCAAATCGCAGCTGGCGATCAGCGGGAACTCGTGATTTTTGTAGCGTTGAAGCACATCATCGCGCTCTCTGTCAGACATCGCGCCTTCAAGCACTTCGCAATGATATCCGGCTTCTTTAGCGAGTTTCGCGAAGTCGTAGCAGTGCTGTACTGTCGAGCAGTAAACGAGTCCCTGTTTTCCTGGCGTCCGCTCGTGATACGCCTTGATCGCGTCGATCGAGATCGCTTTGCGGTTCAAGAGTTTCTCAAGCGACACCCGCGTGTAGTCGCCACCACTGGTGGTGAGTCCTTTGAAATCGGTGACGATTGGAACGGAAAATACTCGCGGCTTAGCAAGTCTTCCGAGTTCAACCATCTCCTGAAATTGCGGGCCCACGTGCATCGCTTCGTAGGCAAGGTTCATACCAGTGCCGTTGGTGTTGCATGGTGTCGCGCTGACACCGACACGGATACGGCAACCGCTAGCGCGCAGCAGTCCATGAAGCTCACGGTACCTCGGCTGCGTTGCATTGTGCGCTTCGTCTTCGATTACCTGGGTGAATCTCGGCTTCCCATATCGCCCCCATCTTCTTAGTAAGGAATGCGGCGTCGCGATCTGCACTTTCGCTTCGGGGATCTCTGGAAGATCGCCCGCGATAAATCCATGCGGTACGCCATGCGCTAAAAGTCGCTCGGAAATTTGCTTAATCAGTGGGCGTTTCGGTGCAATGATCAGCATTTCGTGACCGACCTTCACCGACCCGCTAGTCATAAAACAGAAGCATTCCGTCTTCCCGAAACCTACAGGCGCTTGCCCTACGACCGATTCATGCGTCTGCAAGAGTCGATCGAGTGCGAACACCCATGGTTTTTGTTCCGGGAAGAGCGGCATGCTTTTGTTCACCCCACCTAATAAAGCTTCGAGTTAGCTTCGCTGATGATCGCTGCGCGGGCGCGTTCAAGCGAGATGCGCGCAACAACCTGGCAGCGTTCAAGCGAGCCATAACCGTATTCACGCATCAGCCAGACAACGCATGCATACCAGAACTCAGCACGCTGATCTTCGTCCGCCGTGTAGAGCATCATCAAAGCGTCGTCCTTCATCGTCTCGGGAAGAAGTACCGGCGTCTCAAACTCTGTACCGTCTTCGGCAAAGTTGCACTCTTGATACTCGATGTCACGCTCTGGCTTCAGAACGCACCTCGAAATATCATCGAGCGCCATGTCCGGCGTGAGCCCGACAAGTCGCCGCATCGCGAATGCATAAGCAGTCGCTGCAATCTTAACTTCAGCTATGAGCGTCGCAGCATCCGTCAGCCGCCACCTCTTCGTTCTTTCGTGCAGTTGTTTGTACGGTCTCATTCGTTGATCCTCAAGTCAATAAGTCTTCTGAGTTCGGCGGCTTTCAGTATTGTGTTTGTTGGCAGAACTTCGTGTTCTTTGTTGAAGTTCACATGCACCTGACCACCTTGATCGATATAGATTTCGAGTGAGACAGGCGGGATGAATGGGTGATGCTCAGCGATGCGAAGTAGTCGCAGAAGCGCTGCACCGATTTCGGCATCCTGAGCGAGCCGCTGCTGTTGCTTTATGAACTCGATGTGCTGGTCGTAATACGCGGTTAGATTGTTGCTATTCGAATCAATCATGCACACCTCCTAATAGCAGCCGAGAGCACGCCTTTCGGCGGCTACTTCGGCGCGATAGTCAGCTTCACTCTGGCTCGCCTTTTCGACGAGCTTTTCAAGCTCGGGCTTATTCGTCCAATCAGGGACAGGCACTACGCGCCTGCCGTCACATTCTTCGCAGTCGCGATCGTAATCACCGTTGAAATACATTTCAGGGAAGTCCGGATCGCCTGCACATGCTTCGGCCCACTCTGATGACGTGAAGCCGACACCATCAGGCTCGATGTGACTGGTAGTGGAGCCTCGACCACCACAGTCTTCGCAGATTTCGAAGGTGCACTTTACTTGGAAGTGCTTGCAATCTTCGTTGAACTGAACCCTCTTCAATCCGTAGATTCTCATGACTGCTTACCCCATACGAAAGGCGAAGGGTCGTAGTCGCTGTAGGCTTCGTCGATATCGTGCTGGAGTCCACAGAACTTTCCGCACGGCTCACACGGGATATCGGTTTCGTCCTCATCATTCCAATCCGCACGAGCTTCTATCTCAGCGCGCTTCTCGCGAAAACGATCTTCAAGCTGTTGCTGTAAAACAGACGCTCGAACTTCGATCTTGATACCAGCACCGGTCGGCGTCCACTCAGTGTTGTAAGCAAGCGAAGCAATCGGCAGCTCCTTCGGGTCCATCCCGAAGAGCGCCGGATCAAGCAGCGCCTCTTTCTTCGCTCTCACGATATTCGTGCCATTGAAGACAGTGTTCAAGTACCGGCATTCATAACGGTCATCGTTTTTCCGCTGCTTCAAAACAACCATCAACATATATGGTGATTTCGAATCGGCTTCGTGAATGACGATGTCGCCACGGTTCCAGTGTCTTTGATTAGGTGGGTAGGTCATTTATGCGCCCTCTTCAAAAAGAGTGAGTTGGGTCACCTCTCGCGCATTCTCAATGTCGACGACGTTGTGTGTGTGATCGACCTGCCCAGAAGCAGGGTGATTACCGGCATCGACACTGAGCCAAAGAAACTCAGGACGTCCGAATAGTCCGATCGTCTTCTCTTCGGTTTTTACGAGCAACCCCTTACGCGTCAGGTTAGTGATCGATCTTCTGATACTCGTCAATGGTGTCAGTGAGTCAATCTCGTCACGTCTGATCAATTCCTGCCAGACATAACTCGGGCTCATTGCACCGCTAGCGGTATGCATAAGATGTAACACCGCTCGATCTTGGCGACCAGCTTGAAGCATTGCTGCATCTAGCTCTTCGCCTGATAGTCCGGTGTTGTTGTAATAGGTGTTCGTATTAGACACAAAGAAATCCCTGCCACCGTGTTTGGTGGCAACATATAAATCGGATATACAAGAGTCCTTACACACTACAGCCTGAGTCACTTGCGTTGGACCCAGACTGCGTGCCGGTCTTCAGCGAAGCTGAATTTTCGGCTATTTGATTTGCCACTTACTCGCCAGCAGAAGACCGTTTCTTTTACTGCGCAAAGCTAAATACGCGGCACCAAGGGTGGTGCACTGCGGATTCAACACTCTTACACTTTATCAACCGTCATACGAAACGTCAACCTACCCGAAAGGGTGAGTTTTCCGTAGCAGTCGCGACAGAATCGGTACTTATGGGATTTTGAGTTTTTGATTAACTTGCGATATCGGCGTCTTCGGACAGCGCCTGTCTAGATTTCACTGTTCGAACAATATCCTGACGGGCGACGGGTGGGCGATTCTTGCCTTCCAGTATCCCGCGCATCAGCTCGCCTGGGTCCATGTCCATTTTTTCTGACAACTCCAAGATTTGAGCATATATCTTGTGGTCCCTATCCATATCTCCCAGGCTTTCCAGCGTTGCCTGCGCGATGTCTCTTTCCTGGGCGGCTTCGTAGACCGTGCCGAACAAGTTCCGGATCATCCAGTCTGCGACAAAAGCGTTGAGCCCTTTGTTAGAAGGTCGGCCGGTTTTAGCCATCGGCTTGCCCTCCTTCTTTACGGTCCGCGAGGTATTTGATTGCGGCATCTTCTGACAATCCCTGCTTTATCAAGTCGGCAAGAGCCTGCTGATAGCCCAGCTCTTTGTTTAAGGCTTCCTTAGAAATCCGTCCATCCTTTCGTTCTTGGTTGATATCCATAAAGCACCGTCCTGTCTGGCTTTTTAAGGTCTGGACGGTACAAGATTTGAACTTGTGACCCCCACTATGTCAAAGTGGTGCGCTACCAGCTGAGTTGTCCTCGGAAACCGTGCGCAGTAGGCTGTTTACGGTTTCGTTGATCAATGCTTTTAATCCTTTTTTCTTGCCCATCGCATAGATGCTCGTGCTCGCTAAATTCTTGTGACCCATTGACCTCGCGATCAAAAACGGGTTCTCAGTCACAGCGCATGCATAGGTGCCAAACGTTCGACGAAGGTCATGGATAATGACGTCCGGGATGCCGACAGCTTCTTTGATGTCGTTCCATTGGCGATATGGTGGCGCCATGTAACCATTGAATTTCGATCCGCGAAGGTGGACGAAACGACTCGGGAAAACGTAAATTTCGCGCATTGAAGACGTGCTACGGCGACGCTTGAGTATGGCGACTACCTCATCAGCCAGCGGAAGCGGCCAGGGCTCTCCATTCTTGTTACCTGGGGCATCTGCCGGAACGATCCAGATCCCACGATCGAGATGCACGTCGGACCATCTCATAGTTTTCACTGTCGACATCCGCTGTCCGTTGAAGATGCAGATCAAAAGGTAGTCTCGAACCTTTTGCGATCCGATTTTGCAAATTTCTCTGTAGAAGAGTGGAAATTCATCCTCTTCGAGGAAGCGCGTTCTCTTTTTGCGTTTGTTTAGTGGTACAGCTCTAGTCGGATCGCTGCCCTGGTAGAAGCACCAAGCGAGCGAGAAGGCATACATTCGACGAAGGATTTCGAGCGTTCGGTTGGCCATCTCAGTCTTCTTACCGAAGCTCTTCTTTAGATCGTCCACCTCTTCAGGCAGTATCGAGCAGGCCCTGCGCTCGGACCAATGCGCCAAACTCTTCTTATAGTGGTATTCCATCTTGGATGCGGACTTGCATTGACTAGCGTGTCTTGTCCAGTAGAAATCCCACAATTCGCCGATTGTGCGCGTATTCTTCTTCATAGATGTATCTCCAATAGCGTAGCTACGTCTTCGCAGACGCAGGCACACCAAGCGTTTTTAGGTAGGGCGATCAAATCCGGGTGCGATTCAAACGACTTTACCGCGCCTTGGTAAAGTCGTCACTGCCAAACATTTGTAAGGCACATACAGATAGTGAACAAATATTACGTGATTCCGGGAAACCTAATACCAATCAAGCATGACAAACTTGTGATCGAATATAGGGTTTTCCCTAGTCACTTAAAAACGTACCCGATCGGGTGATTCCCAAAGGAAACTAATGCTGTAAAATTCGGGCACCTGTTCTTATGTCCTGTGATTCCAGCAGGCTTAATAACGCGCAAAGGGTAGGGGACGCCGCTTAGAAATAGGCGGCTTTTCCGTTTTTATTTCGTAGTAAAAATGGAGCGGTGGCTACTAGCATCGGAATTGGCTTCACCACCAACATAAAGGGTTGTTCGAGAGCTTCCGCCGTCCCGGCCCCTCACTACTCCACTCTTTGGTTGTGCGCCCATTCGTCTCGCGTGCACGCAAGACAGACGCACAAAAGTACTATAGCAGAAAGCCACCATCTCTGGTGGCTTTCCTAAGAGCTGGTTGGACTCGAACCAACGACCTGCCCGCTATGAGTGCGCGTACTCGTCGACACTTCCGCATTGCACAAGCGGCTCTCTATCCATCTGAGATACAGCCCTAAGTTTTATCAGTTTTTTCTTCCTTCACCTGTTCTTCCAGCCAAGTGAAAACATATTGAACCAAGCTAATGATGGCACTTGCCGTCATCCGCAGCAGCGCCTTCCGAGCGACTACATTCTTCCACAGCCACCGACAAACTACTTCAATCCACATCAGAAATTTCTACCTCGTCGAATGTCTTCGTCAGCGATCGCTGTCCTTGCGTTCTCGCATGCTTCAGAAATATTTGCCGCAGGTGCACAGTCCTCTTGATTCCAATAAGTGAGAAGCTGATATTGCAGTTCATCAGTGTACTGCTGCTTTTCATTGTCCCACTTCCAGGTACACTCAATCGTGATAAGACCCGCATCGCGCTTGTCTCTTTTCCGAAGTTCAGTACTGAGCTTCTCGATCGCAGTTTCGGCTCGTTCGCCTCGCCGCTTAAGAAAGGAGTTGTTTTTCTCTCGCACAGCTGCCATCTCGACCGTTATTCGCTCGTTCTCTTTTTGCACCTCCTTTGTGATGTAATCGGCAATGTACTCGGCAACGGCGTCCACCTCGATCGCTTGCTGGCGTTCTAATATGTCGTTGAGACACTTAGAAATTCGCCCTTCCAACACCTTGCGCGCGCGCCGCTCACTCGCTTCTCCAAGTGACAAGCCGTGCAATTTGCATTTCTCATCTCGACCAGCAGGCTCTGTGTTTATGCATGAACAGCCAGCACTACGCGATTCATCGGAACCGATCGGTAAAGCCGCGAGCTTCTTGCGTGCTTCGCTTTCCCGCTTAAACTTTATCCATCGCGGGTCGTCTTCAAAATCGAACATCAAAAATCCCCCTCGTTACACTGCAAGCAAACCAAGCCCTTCGATCGCCACATCGACACCACTGATGCCCGATCGTCGATCGCTAAGAATGGCTTGAGTCCTGATTCTAGAATCTTGTCGTAGATGAACGACTTCGCGCCGGTGTCGGGTTTAAAGTTACCGTCAGGTCGCATGTAGAGCTGGTACGGGAAGAACCACAGCCGATGAAACACTAGCCATTTCCGTGTCACTTCTCGAAGTCGCTCAGGACGGCCTGTGACGTAGATTATTTGCCACCGCGTTTGCAGTGCTCGAACGGTTCGCGCGACTGGCTCTATGACAGTGTCTTTCGCGATTAGCTCAGGTTTATAAAACGAATCCAAGTCTTTTTTTTCGCCGGTCACGAAGTGCCGCCGATGATCGAGATTTGCGAGCGTGCCGTCGATGTCGACGATTACGCACTCTGTTTTTAGTTTTACCTGTTCCTGTTCAGTCATGTTCAGATCCCCTTGTAGTTCCTCGGCTCGTATCGCTTTTCGACAGCTTCTGTCAATTCCTCGACAGTGGTGCCGATTTTCGCGAGTAAGTCCGATGCTGTCTCGTCAAACCCAGTGAGTGGCTCATGCTCCCAGTTCTCGTTTGCCAGGTTCACGACGCGAAGCCCGTGCTCTTGAGCAAGTCGAATAGCAGTTGCCGTGCCGCCGACAGGCTTGCCGTCTTTCGTCCAGCAAATAACAAAGTCAGAAGGATCGTTCAGGCCCTGTCCGAGTACTTGATGCGCATTGCGTGCATGCGCCTTGCGCGCGAAGTCATTACACCTTTCCCAGGCGGGATGTATTCGCTCGGCGATTTCAAACGCTGCCGGGAGAGTGTTGTAGAGAGCTGAAGTATGATGATTGAAGCCGCGTTTCGGTAGATAGATTTCTTTGTGACTCCATACATTCCCTAGGTGATGGCCGTTCTCAAATACTGTGACACCTTCCTTTATTGAGATGTTTGCAAGCGCATCCGCACCTTCCTCGAAAAAAGTATCAGCACCATCTGCGCCACCACTTCGAAGGATGTAGCCAGTGTCAAATAGGACTTCACCTATAGCCGACATGATTGCAAGGATTGGCTTCGGCGTCTGTTGGCTGCCCACACCGGTGTAATATTTAGTTCGAATATCGTTCTTGCTCACTTCTCTTCACCTTTGTTCAGACGTCGTGCTACAGACGCAAGTAAACCCCATGACAAAACATTCGTGTCACGATGCGGTGCCGCGATAACAGTCACACCGGTCATCCCGGTGGCATCATAAGCGCCCCAGAAGCATTCAATCAAGCCACACTCAATAGGCACTTCTTCAGGCTTGATCAATCCTTCCGGCGCGATGAACCAGAATTGATTACTGATAGCTAGTCCGATGCGTCGCTTATTGGGCTGTTTGATCTCTCGAAGAAAGTCACTGCGGCTCGTCTTGATCTCGAATGAATGACGAGCGTGTCGCTTGCTTGGATAAGTATTCATCACCCAGAAGTCAATGCGCTGATCAGCATATTCGCCGAAGCCTGTGTACGGTCGCAGTTCTTTGACGGCTATATATTCGTGCTTATCCTTAAAGCGCGACTCCAGAAACGTGATGATATCACCGGTGGTGACCTTCTTCTTCTCGCGTGGAATTTTAGACATAACGTCTTTGTCATAGATAGCGACATCTCGAAGGCTCATCACTTCACCTGCTTCTTCAGTCGCTCTTCGATGAAGCGATCGGCATAGCACTCTATCTCTTCTCTCTTTGGCATGGACTCCGGCCCACCTGCAAGCATCAAGGACAGCATTTCCATCATGAGATCGACGAGTTCAATGCGTCGAAATCGCATCGGCGTAAATCCTTGAACCCCCTCGATCATAGCCATGAACCTGATTACCTCGCGTTTCATGCTGCTGGAAACCTTGTGACACTTCCCGCAGTCCTTGCAAACCAGGATGTCACCGCAAAGAATGCACGTGCGCATGTAATTGAACAAATGAGTTTCGCACTTCATTTCTTGACACCCTTGGATGGACCCGGCATGGGTGGAATTTTCTTTTTGTGGTATTCGTAAAGAGCATCGTACATGCACTCGGTGACGGCATACATATCAACTGTGAGTTGCTTGATTTGCTTCTTCGATTTCGTTGTCAATTTTCCAGTCTCGTCGAACTCCGAGACCTTCATTACGTTCGTTCCGCTTAGTAAACATCCGAAAATCATAAGCTTCGTTGACCCCACTGGTGGCTTAACGTCGTCCGGCTTCTTTGATACTGGTTTCTTCTCTGTCATTCCTTCGTCTCCTTATCTAGATTGTCTTTGAAATTTTTGATGCGTGGATTGATTTGATACCGGATCGTCGGACGTCCGATTCCCTGTGGCGGCTGCAACCTCAACCACTTCGCTGAAACTAGTCTGTCAAGCGTCACGTAGAGTGTTGGTCTGTCCTTCGGATCGCAGTATCCATCACGTATTAGATCGCGGGCTGTAAATTCGTCGGTAATCTTTCCAGTCTTCAGCCCGTTCGCTACAGCGCCTGTGATTTGATCGATACCTTCGAGTGCGAGGGAATAGACTCGTCGCGCATGCTCTTCGAAATAGTCACACAGGGCAATAGCCTTCTGTGTTGCGCCGACACTTACTGAGCTACTGTGCGGCTTTCCCTGTTGTTTTAAATCGGCCATATCCGCCAGGTGAATGAGCACCGCCAGTGATGCCATCAAGCTCGGATACTTCGCTAAGTGCTCTTCAATCAAAGTGTAAGATTCTTGCTTTCCGGAAAGCTTTACTTCGTGCAGGTTGTCGAGCCACTCGTCCCACAGTAGATAAGCTTCCGGTGTGAATTGAAAGTATGGGCGGCCGTTCTCTACCGCGACAGCGCCGAACTCCACAAAATCAGTCTGAATCAACTCACGCAGCACGCCGATAAATCGATTCTTCGCCTCCACGTTCTCGAACTCATCACGCCGTTTCCACTTCGCCCGGTCCGGATAGACCATCATTTGAAAACGAGCAAGTAGTCCATCAGATCCATTCCGAATAGTCTGCTTCACCAACTCCCGCATCTTGTGCGGGTGTACGCCACCGAACAGACTCAGGCAGCAGTTTTCTGCGCTTACGTTTCCTCGGCTGATTGTGTCATCAGAGTGCTCACCGCTGCCGTTCCAAGCCACTAGCGCAAAGTCACGGTCTTCACCGTTGCGTGGATCTTCCCAGGTTCCGATCAAACCGGTCATCTCATCTCGGTAGACGAACACGCCACGCGGGTTTTCATTCATCAGCTCGATCAATCGTTTTGTCGTGACATTGTTGACCTTGAACCGTTTCTGCTTCGGCTTCTCAGGCTCTTCTAGTTCGTCTAGCCGCTGCTGCATTCGCTCAAGCTCTGGCTTTTTGTGGTCGTCTTTCTCTGCTTCTTTCGTCAAGACTTTTACAATTTGCTCAAGCCCTTCCAGGCGCATCTTGTACTGTCGCATCTGCGCTTCGTACTTCTTCAAGTCCTTCTCGTACTTCTTTCTCGCTTCCTTTTCGAACGCCTTGATGACGTTGAAAACCGTCATGGTTCCTGGTGTTTTCTTATAGGAAGCACCACCTATTACAAGCCCCCATAGGTTTGGCACCACACTAAAACTGGCTTTCAAATTCGGACGCATCGCCACGCCAGCACCAACTACACAGCTTAGGCTTTCGAGTACTGATATAGCAGGATAATCAAGCGGACACCGAATCGTTTCCTGTACGTCAGCCACATAATCCCAGGCGCATTCAGGCAGGTTGTCGACATGGAAATCTGGCACCGGACTTAGTACCAGGCTGGAAGGCAAAGGCCAGCGATCGAGCGTTCGATAGAGTGGTGCATTCAAAACAAATGCACGATCAAGAGAGCCGACGTCAAGCAGGTCTTTGCCCTCGACCGGCGAGATAATCACTCGAACTTCGCACTGCTCCTTTAGTCTCTCAGCAAGATCCCATGCGGCATTTTGCCCAACACCAGAGCGATCGTTATCACCAAAGATCCAAACACGTTTCACATGCTTCGGTATTTCAATCTTCGCCATGGTCTTTGCATCGATACCAGACCATGTCGGCATCTGCATTACTTGCCGGACATAGAGTGCTGTTTCAGGGCCTTCGGCGATACAGAGATCGTCTTTCGGTTTATCAAACTGAATTGCAGCGCCGACCTTGGCACCACTCCACAGCATGAAACTCTTTTTGACTTCTGAAACCGGGGCTTTGTCGCCGTTATCAGAAAGGTAGATACGATGCAGTCCTACTATCTTCCCGCCGACCTTGCGAATCAGCATGATCAGCGCAGGGAACTCGCCGATCTTCTTGCGGTAACTCGTCCCTTCTTCTTCCTCGTAATAAGAAAGGCTTTGAGCTAAAGCCAGCTGAGTGGACTTTGGGATATCGAGCGACCGTTTCTTGAAATAAAGACCGCCTGAATTACCGGGATGCAGGTCAATGCAAGCATCCCAGATCTTTCGCATGCTTTGTTCGACCTTGTTTTGATTCTCTTCATCAAAAGCAGGCTGCTGCGATGGCTTCGTTTTTGATCCACTCGAACCGCTCGACAAATATTTTTCATTCTTCTGGTACCCGAGCCCAAGCTTCTCAGACACCATTCGGAAAGCGATCTTTGGCTCAACGCCCTGGACTCGTGCCACCAGATCAAAGCCGTTGCCAGCAAGATTACAGTGGTGGCATATCCAAGTCCCCTTCCCGTCTTTGTCGTCGAAGGTGAATCTGGTTTTGCCGCCACACAACGGGCATGGATTCTTCTTTCTGTTCAGTACCTCTTCAGGTATTCCAAACAGCGGAAGTATTTCTTGCCAGTGCCCATTCGTGGCGAACAGAACTTTATCGATGTCTTCTCTCGACGCCACGCTATGCCTCGATCGAGAATGTTGTTTCCAGGTCCAACTTGAGCGGCTTCATGGTCTCCGCATCATAGATTTCGAGCTTGAAGAATTTCGCGATGGTTGCTTCTAGTCGCGCGCCTGGGCTTCGCTGCCAATCAGGTCCGAGCGCAACTGCATCAACTAAATGCAGAAGCACGTAGATGTCATTCTTCATACAGTAGTTATAGAGTGGGCTGTTGTATTCGCATGGTCCTGTTGGTGGATTCAAATCATGCGGCGACTGAACCTTCCACCCCGCAGCCGTCCACATATCGCGAGCTTTCGCAAACCATGGACGATTCTCGTCAGGCATTCCGGTGATCTTATTTGCTATGTAGATTCGCTTCATGTCCGGGTTTCCTTTTAATAGAATTTGTTTTGCCACTCGGGTTCAATGCGCCGAAGGTCACGACTGTACACAGCGCCAGTGAATCCCAGCACGCAGTAACCTGGCTGAATCGCATCAGGAAAATCAGCGTGCTTCACGATGTACTCAATATTCGGAACCAAAATTTCAGCGCCGGAATACCCGACACCATCCCACTCGCGCAACAAAAGCGCTTGTCGTAATTGAAACTGTCGATCGTCCAGACGGATATCGAAGCTCTTGTGATTATTTAGAATGTCTTCGAAGTACTTCGGTATCGTCTTCAGCTCGTGATAGCCGACACCACTGGTGATGGCGTCGGTAATCCTGCGATTACACCAACAGCACACATCGTCGACTTGCGGCGTGTACGCATTGCAATGCCAATGCTGTGCACTGCTACCACAGTTCGCACACTCTGATAAGTGACAGATCCAGCACTGTCGCAACTGCTCAGAACGATATCGTTCCCACAGTCCACCTGTGTGCTGGAATGCAACTGGGTAAACTGGCGGACCGCAGCGGTAGTTTGTCATCTGGAAATAAACTCCGGCATTGCATCGTAAGTTTGGCCTTGAAGAAGCCGACCGGTAGAACGTTTGTCACGTCCTCCCCACTGCTTGAAGAAGAATTTGACTGTTATCAGTGAGGACTGGAGCGAACAGATGGCCTCGCATTGATCGCGAATATCAATCACCCATTCCTCTTTCATTGGTCGTGCGCCCGGTCCGGATTCACCACCAACAATCACCCAATCGATTTTCGCCAGGTAGGTGTACAAGGTGGGCAACGGTCCTAAAAGCGGTTCGAGCGAAAGGAATTTTGTGTGCGCTTTGGTTATCGCCAACGCTTCAACACGTTCTAAATACTTCGAACTTTCGACGCTAACACCCGCCCAGATGTTTGGTGCCCATTCGAGCAACCCCTGAGAATCCATCTCCAGTAATCGCTTGTGTCGTTTCGTTAATACTTGAAACGTGTGCCAATCAGCTTTTCGCATGACTTCGAAAACCTTGATGATGAACTCATCAGGCACGTCTTTGTGGAAAAGATCAGACATAGAGTTGACGAAAATCAACTTCGGCTTCTTCCATCGCAGCGGATATTCAAGCCGAGACGGCCAAAGCTTGAGATCAAATCCTTGTTCGTACGGATGACCTGGAGTCCCACGCCACCGCTCGGCGAATGTTTCAGCATAGCAGTTCGTGCATCCTGGGCTGACCTTGGTGCATCCTGTCACCGGGTTCCAAGTAGCATCAGTCCATTCGATCTTACTTTCCTTCCCCACTGGTGAACTCCTTTTGAATTTTCAAAACCTTTTCGATAGCTTCGAGTGGTGCCTTTTCGATCCAAAGCTTCAATGGGTAGCGCTGATTTTCTAAGTCTCGCCTGTGCCACTCGGCTTGAGCTTCTTTCTTTGCTTCAGGAAGGTAAAACTTATGCTCTGCACGCCCCATGTATCCACCAGTGTCTGACCTGAAAACTGTTGTCTGAATAGCAACTCTGCCCCCGGTTTCAAGAAACTTGGTATCAGCCCTGCCGTCAACCTTATAGACTTGTCCATTTTCGGTGGTCACTTACAGTTGCCACCACGCCAACATCGAGTCACCTTGCCCTTTTGTAAGCCATGGTAACCAACAACGTACACTTCATCACCCTTGATCAATTCGTAATTTTCGCCTGGCATTTCAACTCCTTAGTAGTACAAGATGATGCAACGATTATTTCCCTGCGGTAGATGTTTTGGTAACTCGGGACTTACTTTGCAATCATCAGAATGATCTCCGTTAACAACATACTGGTAGCCACGAAAACCAGGTGCGGCTGGCGAAGGAATTACACAACTATGAATTGACATTGTTACATCTGCATCATCCGATATTCTCTCGCCAAGCATTTTCAACAACTCACTCTTTTTCATACGGATAGAACTCCACTTTAATTCGAGCACCACAGTTCGGAGACAAGCGAACTTCAAGCTCTCTTACTCGACGACGTTGTGACGAGTCCTTCGACCTTGCGACACACATAAGTATTAAAGACATTACATAGTCCGAGCCAAACAGCTCCACGCCTGCCCTTACGACCATTCCGATGATGTGCTTGTTTATTTTGATAGCAACGCAATTCAAAAACGTGTCTTCGGTGAAGCGTTTATTCACTACGAGAAGCTTCTTCGCAGATGATTCTTTGACTCTCATTCTTGCACCTCAAGATCGATAATTAGTCGACGACGGTTACCGCCTGCTGGATAGAGAGAATAGCTTGCCACCCTCACTTTCTCGTTGTCGAGCATGCACAAGACCATATCTTTTTGATCAAATGGTTTCTTCCATTCGGGCGAAGAGAAATCATGTGGCATACGATCGTAATCGAGCTTCTCTTTAGGATGAGCACTCGCATGCCCTTTGCATTTTTGAACACGCCACCAGCCTTCTTCTAGATAGACTGTCGCAGTATCTCGAACTTCAATGATTGAATACTCGTCGTAGTCGTACTGCTCGCAATTACCCTCGCTATGCGGTCTCGGATCAGTCATCAAAACACCCTCCCAACATCAGAAGTGAATCCTTTATTCACATCGTCCTGACATTCGCTACATCGCGTGTCGTCTTGTGGTGGCGCTTCTAATCGCATCACTCGCTCAACCTTCAATTGACGCGCACAGTTCTCACAGAGCCACCGCCGACCCTCATCAGTCAAAGCCCATAGCTTCCACTCGATGCCATCGACGTAGTCAGCGATCACATTTCCATGGCACGCTTGTGGTGCACAAAAACAAACGAGTACTTTTCCTCGAAGCTCACGAACAGCCTGCGCAAACTCATCATCACGTTTCACCCTCTCAATGAAGTATGTTTTGAATTTCGCGATCGCTTCTTCGCGAGTGTGATCCTTGAGCGTGTATGGATTTCCAAACTTCGAGCCGCGCCCACGTCCGATGTAGACGTTACTTCTGTTGAACGTAACGCTCGCAATATTCTCTACTGTTGTCCTACGCATTTCTCAACTGCTCCGCGATCGTTTCAATCGATTCGACAATCTGGTGCCTTCGACCGCCTTCGTGTTTGGTCATGAAGACCACAGTGCCATCGTTCGTTTCTTCAAGCCCAGAGACGTGCTGCACCGGCAGTAATAAGCGGTTCCCTTCCATATTCGTAACATCAAGCATCCGTGCTCTTCCCGATCGCACTTCTTCAAGACGCATCCCAAACGGCAGAAACATGATTTCGGTTTTCTTCCCGAGTTTCGCTGTGACCGACCACAACAGGTTTGCGATTTGTTGAAAATCGTCTGTTTCGAACTCTTTAGTGCACTCGATGACAAGTAACGCTTCGTCTTCGAGCACAACCGTACCCTTCTTTACTTTGGTCATCACCACAAGCATCTTGTCGAGTTCGACACCGCCCAAAAGCCACTTTAAGAATCGCAGTCTAAGCGATTCTACAATTTCATCCATGTGCATTACGCAATTCCTCGCACTCGATTCGAAAACGAATATCCCTCGCTGTCATCGCCAATCCAGTCGCAATCACACCCCACCCCTGCTGGTAGCAAAGTTTGACGATGCGATCCACCAGCGTCATGGCGATCTCGCGCCACATCTCAATCTGTTCTTCAGTCACGCTTCAGTTTCCTATAAAAGCACTAGTGCTCTATTGCGCCCTTTCTCCCAGGTCAACCAACCCTTCTGTCTGAGCGCCATCACATGTTGATGTGCTGTCATTCGATTTTTGCATCCAAGAAATTCAGAGATCTCCGCAAGCGACGGACAATACCCCTTTTCGACTTGGTGCATCCTGATGAAATTCAGCACGTCTTCTTGTCGATCGCTAAGCGCTACTTTGAAGATCGGTGGTTTCACAAAAGAATCTGGCTTCTTTCGCTTTCGGTACTGTGGGACAACTATCCCCTTCGGCAACAGTCCATCATCGGCAAGACCTTTGAGGACTTCAGCGACTATCGATGGCTTGTTATCGACGAGCCTGCACAAGACACCCATATGCAAAGGCGCGCCCATTTCCTTCCAGACAAATTCCGTGCATCGCAGGACCTTCTTCTTCTCGTCAGAAAGTCCATCTACGATCCTAAATCGCTCTTTGGCTGTGATTTTGTGCACGCCACACACCCCCACGTCCGCCCATCGGAAAAGAGGAAAAGAGAATCACTGAACGCCTTAAACTCCGAATACTCATCGGACATGAAGTCGACTGTACTTGGCGCACCGCACATGCAGTGGCTCTTTGTCCCATGCTTCACATCAATTCGATTCGAAATCCGCTGCCACTCAGTTTGCCTGTTTTTGATCCTGGTCTCCTTCTCAAGGTCCAGGCATGACAGGCATCTATAAGTGCCGTCTGACTGCGGATAAAACTGGCCTGTATACGCTTCTCGGCATCTGCAATTTCTGCAAACAGCTTGATAAGGATTACTCACGACTCCCAAACCTCGAAGTAAGCTGGTATCACGTCCGGTACCAGTGGAGTCGCTTCTAGCTACTGTTCATATAATGTGCTTCCTCGAAAATCAGAACCCTTTCGGGCCGGTCTTCTGCTTCGAGTGGCAACGCAATCTGTTCTGAAGTTATACCGCTACGAATGTATGTGTGTCAACATGCCTTTCGTTGCATATATGGATGGTCGGCAACCAGAAATATTTTTAGGCATCGACTCGAAAAACACGTACTTATATATAAAGTCCAACTACTTAGTACTTTTGGCCCCTTTTGGCAAAAACAGGCCGCGAAAGTATTTCGGCACCTGTTTGCGTTTCAAAAATGACTTAGTAGTTTTGTCATTTTGGTCGATCTAAGTTTTTCGGCGCAGTACTTCGACTTGGTAGTTTCGTCGGGTAAAACGCCTTCCCGGAAGAAGTTTCCTGAATTTCGTCGGGTCGTTTTACGAATACAAATACAAATCAAAGATAGAAGCTATTATATATATTAGATCTGTGCACGTGACTACTTAGGGTGGGGGTAAAAGTTCCCACTTTTTGATTTTTCTGCCAAAAGCACCAAGTCGCTTGTGGCACAAGGGCTAATTTCGATCCGACGAAAGGCCGCGAAAGGGGCCAAAAATACTAAGTGTTACTGGCAATAGTTGGTACAGACTTCGCGAAGCTCGCAAAGTGCGATCTATATATGCCACTAAATGTGGTGTATCGCTGTAACGACGGTGATTTTTCGCATATATAGGTTGGAACTTTTTTCGTGTCTAAAAAAGTCTGTAGACGTAAGCCAGGGTATTTTCGCGGGATTTCATCGAATTTTCGTGAAAGGAAAAACGAGCGATCTATATAGGCGATTGAAATTTCGCGCTACGAAAATCGAAAATTTTTGGGGTGGACTAATTTCGACTTCAAAATTCGAAATTAGCCCAGTCGAATTTAATCGATTTCAGATCAACTCCCTCCCCTTAAGAATTTTTCGAATGTGATACCATCAAGTAGCTCAGTGTTGCAGGGAGTAAGCGAATCGCGTCGACAGTAGGCGAGATGGCTGGACAAACCTGGCAGAAGAGGGCACTTTTCTGCACACCGCTGCGATCGATAGGAAAGATTGCACGTGCCACGCGTAGTTCGAATCACGCCACTGAGTATTTTCGACATGCTAGCGAAGCCGCACCCTTGACGGGGTGCGTTTTCGTTTTGTGATACCATCGATTTTGAAACCGTTTGCAGTCGTTCCGCAAGTACGATTAGCCGATTCCTCTTAAGTCTCCAGCTCTAGAGCGCTTCTTTGCAAACGGTTTCAACCTTTCTCTAAAACGGAAATCCAAAATGCGTGCAAATCCGGAAAGCCTTCGACTCTATATTTGCGCCGAATGTGCTTTTAAATTCCATGAAACATTTGCCGAATCGCTCGAATTACTCGATGTAAAAACGAGACCTATTGCTACTTGTGGCGCAGCTAAAATCGATGTGCATTTTTTCTTCTGGAAGGAAACGTTCTGGATCGTTATCGATCAATTCTGCGGAAAGATCCCTGATTATTCCTATGTCCTTAGCAAAGAAGCGATAGAGCAACTGTCATGACCCGCATGGTAAGCCGCTCTGCAAGCCCCCGTAAGTACCCCATGTAACGCCCCCTATAAGACCCCTGTGATAGAGTGGTCTGTGTGTCCCAGGTGTGGAGTAGGTTGCTATGTCAGATGCACTAGATCTCGATCGCTACCGTGAATGGAAAAGACTCGTCGAGGCAGATGAGTATAAATCAAAAGTGATTTGCAGTTTGGGATTCGAGTTCAGTGAAGTAACTGAAGCTGCGCTTGTGAAGCCTTTCTTGCTCAGCTACCTGGATAGTAAAATAGCTGTGCTTGAGAAGAAGGTAATTCCGATTCGCCCTGAAGTACCTCCTGCTGCTGTACCTGCTGATGTGGCCAGCGACACACCGGAAGCTGCTGTACAACCTAAGAAGAAGTAAGTATACGTGCCCTACGCACCTGGTGTACTGTGCCCTAGATGCAAGGCTGCATCAAGGCCTTCATCACAGCGATACTGTCCTGCCTGTACTCAGGTAGTAGAAGCGGACTACCGTGCACGTAAGAAGCAGACAAAGAAGATCTATAACAGTGCTGACTTCAAGCGCAAGAAGAAGGCGTGGCTAACACAGTACCCATACTGTCAGTGGCTATTGAAGATTGATGGTAAGTGGACACCGTGCAACAGCGCAAACGCTGTAGTGGTGGACCATATCGTACCCTTGACGCGTGGTGGGATTGATTTCAGTACTAACTATCAAACGCTGTGCTGGTCGCACCACGGCACGAAGACGGCGATCGAGGTAGGAAGAATGGTACCAACGATGGTGGCACACCCTTCAAACCTTCGAAAAGCCCAGTGGACGCGGTGAATGCTCGAAACCCTTGCAGCACAAACCTTTCGGGTAGGGGGATCGAAGGACAAAACCCGTCACCCAAAAGACCGGTGGGCTCGTTTTTGGGGAGATCCTCAAGTTTCGCTTAGAAAAATCGGCCAGGGGTGTGCACCACGGGTGATGCCCCGCCGATATGGTATTTTAGGCTTACAGAGCCACTTTTCAAGCTCGGGCAGTACCATACAGGATGTATGTGTAAATGGGTAAACGCGGTCCAAAGCCGAAATTTACACTCGAAGAACAGATTGCTATGGGGAACCCAGGGCATCGAAAAAAACCGCGTGACGGGGCAAAGAGCGCTGAACCAGAAGCTTCCAAACCGGCAGACCCTACCCCGCCGAAAAAGGAAAAACTAGAAGCGAGTACGAGCGCACTTCTAAAACCTCCAGTCCATTTAACGAAATTTGCTCAAGCAGTTTGGTCTGACCTTGCACCGTCGCTTGTAGAGAGTGGCTCTCTGACAGGTGTTGAGAAGTACTTGTTCGTCGAATACTGCCAGAGTGTTGGGCGAGCCTTGGAGTACGTAGAAAAATTGAAGAAGGCTGGTGGCGAATATGTCAAAACCAGTAATTCCGGATCTGGCACAGTTAGAAAAGAAGTCGCCTTGCGAGACGAAGCCTGGGAGCGGTCGCGCGAGATAGCCCCTTTGTTGGGTATCGGCTTTAAATCACGAGCTGCTCAAGACAAAATCACAACCCAGGGACAAAAAGTGACGACACCACCCGAGCAGCAGGCGGGCAATACGCCGCCACTGGAACCCGAGAAACCTGATGACGACAGTAACGGCAACGGTCGAACAACCGCAGCCTATTCAAAGTTTGATTCGATACTCGACTGACATCTGGCCCGTAGACGAAACAGAATACTATTTCGACACCGAAGCTGCCGATCTCATCGTTGAGTTTTTCGAAACGACCATCACCCACGTAGAAGGTGATCTTACCGGTGAGCCGGTTGTTTTGGCGCCGCACTGGAAGCGGATTCTGCGCGAGATTTTCGGATGGAAGAGCCGCAAGACGCACCTGCGCAAGTATAAGTTCGTCGACCTGTTTGTTCCTCGAAAGAATTTCAAATCAGGGATCATTGCCGGTGTGATGCTTTACCTCACAGCGCTTGAACGTCCAAAAGCAAGAAAGCAAAACTACATTGTCGCGCCGACAGAGCTGCAATCGAAAGACACTTTTCGTCTTTGTAAGCTAATGTGCGAACAAAACGAGTGGCTTGCAGAGAAGTTTGAATGCACAGAAGAGTATATTCAATTCCGAAAAAACAAATCCATCCTTCGATTCCTGTCTGGCGCGCCGAGAGGAAAAACTGGCAAAAACACGGCCGGTCTCTTGTGGGAAGAATGGCAAGAAATCACAAGCCAGACGCTTGTCAGCTCGATGGAAACTTCGATCATCTCGCGCGCGGAACCACTGATTTTCAAAATCGGAACTGGCGGCGACAACCCAGACGAAAACTTACCAGGCTATAAAGAGTGGTGCATTGCGCGACGTGTTGTCGAAGGCAAGCTTGATCTGCCCGACCACTACATCTTCTTTTGCGAAGCACCGGAAGGCACAGCTGTTGATGATTTCGCTGTAGCGGAAGCGGTAAATCCTGGTTGGGGCACATCAGTCAACGAAGAGACTTTGCGGACGGTCATCAAAAAGGCTGATGGCGACCCTGCGGCGATCGCGCAGGTCCTGCAATTTCATTACAATATCTGGGTCAAAAAGACTTCGCAGTTTATTTCGATCCCGCACTGGAACGCTTGCTACGACGATACCTTCGTTGAATCGATGATGCACGGTCGCGAATGCTGGGGTGGACTCGACCTGGGCGGTAAATTTGACATGACCGCATTCACCTTGTGGTTTCCGTCATGGGTTTTCGAAAAAGACGAGACGGGCGATTACATCGCCCGAGCCAGTTACCACTTCTTGCCGTTTTTCTGGATTCCGGAAGCCTGCGTTGAAGATGCAGTTAAGCATGGGATTCCATACAACAAGTGGCAGGAGATGGGTCAACTTGTCGTCACCAAAGGCGACACCGCTGATTATCCGCTCATCCGGAAAACGATCGCGAGCATGAAGCGACGATTCAAGATTTTGGGCATCGGTTACGACCCGAAGTATGCGCAGGAGATGGCGCAGTACTTGAAGGATAACGACAAGATCACGATGGTGAGCGTTACTCAGACGCTTGGAAATTTAAACGAGCCCACTGAAAAGTTTATCGAGATGGTCCAGACGCGCGATATCACGCACAACAACAACGAAGTGATGTTATGGAACCTCGAATGCGCTCGGCAGTTTGTCGGCGCCAATGAAGAGCGCATGGTCACTACAAAGCACTCAAGGGGAGAAAACGGACGCGGAAAAGTGGATGGCGTTAGCGCGGCGATCAACGGATTGCGTCTTGCAATCAGTGCACCGGCGCCGAAGAAGAAGAGAGAGATTTTTGTTGTAGGGGGTGCCAGTTGAAGAAAACTCGCAAAGATAGGCAGAGAAGAAATTTTCTTAGAACCGTTCAAGATTGGTTCAAGAGAGATTTCAGCTACGATCGGTGGTTCAGATTTTTGGACATGCCCTGGACGTTCTCGAAAGATTACGTCAACTTCAAAGTGGCGATGTCGATCGCGACTTTTAAAACATGCGTGCGAGTAATTGCGGAAACGGTAGCAACGTTGCCGTGCATCTTGTACGAGCCAACCGCGAAAGGCGGAAAGCAAAGGGCTCTCGGTGAGCCGGAATACGAAATTTTGAAGTCAGTCGTCAATGAATGGGGACAGACCGCGACAATGTTTTGGGAAACGCTCGTGATTCATGCGGCGTCGACCGGTAATGGTTATGCATGGATCGAAAGGCAGACTCGCGGACCTGGGGCCGGTCGAGTCAAAAACCTCTGGAACCTGAATCCAGATTCCGTGGAACCGAAGCGCAAAGGCAACATGCTCTATTACGAAGTGAGGACCGAAGAGAACACTCGCCCGATCATTCTCTTCCCTGGTGAAATTTTGCACCTCGCGAACTTTTCCGGAAACGGCGTAGTCGGAATGTCGCCACTCGAATATCACAGAGAAACACTGCTGACTTCTCGGAGGCAAACCGAGTGGCAAGACAAATTCTTCAGCCAAGGGATCATGCCTTCTGGCGTTCTGGAGACTGACGAAGATCTCGGCAAAGAAGAAAGAGAAGACATTGCGAAAGTCTGGAATGAGATGGCCGGTGGTTCTGAGAATGCACACAAGGCCGTCGTACTTCCTTTTGGACTTCAGTACAAACAGGTCACGATGAAATCTGGCGACGTCGAGATTACGAAGCAGCACAACCTGACGGAAAAACACATCTGCGGAATTATGCGCGTACCGCCACCGTTTGTGCAAAACCACGACAAGTCCACCTATACGAACGCAGAGCAACTCGACCTGGCTCTTGTGAAGCACTGCATTCGCCCCTGGGTGAAGCGCATAGAACAATGCATCGAAGCTCAGCTATTGACGGCCGAGCAGCGACTTCGCGGATTGTTCGTGAAATTCAACCTCGATGCCTTGTATCGCGGCAACTTGCTTGAACGTTATCAAGCTCACAATATCGCGATCGTCGCAGGCTTCAAGACTCGGAATGAAGTACGTGCTGAAGAGGACCACGATCCGATCGACGGTCTCGATGAACCGCTCGTTCCGCTGAACATGATGCCAGCCAGTATGGTTGGAATGGATCTCGAAGGTGATTCGGGCGAAGGCGAAGAAGGCAAGAAGCGCCTGCTTCCGATGGTATCGCGCCTGGTGCCGCTGAGTTGGTGGCGTAATCAGAAGGCAATAGCAGAAGAAAGCCGCGAATTTGTTGAAAAAATGTGCCGAATGGACGAGAAAGACCCTGCAAAAGCGGTCCTAAATGACACGATCAGCGTCCTTTCAAGCCTAGTGGAGAACGAATACCGTCAAATTCATACAAAAGAGAAGAAGCAAGTATTGCAAGCGATAAACAAATCTTCTCTTACAGAATTTGATCAATGGCTTCGCGCTTTCACTGAATCGCAAGAGCAGTATTACCGGAAGAATTTGACGCCGGTTATGCAGCGCATTTTGAAGGGGCAAACTGACGCGACGGCATGGGTCGAGAACAATGCCGAGCTTTATGGTCGCAGGATGAAACTGCGACTGAGATCAATCCTTGTTCAAAGCAAGGACTGGGATGAGTTTATTCGAAAAGTCGAGATGCACTACCGCGATTACGACGGCGCGATCGAGATGCAAGGCGCAATCGATTGCATTCGTGATGCCTACACAGATCGATTTGAAGAAAAAAGGAGAGCTAGCTAATGAGAGAGAGAAGATACAGCTCGACAAAGAGTGATGAGCTAATTGACTACGTTGCCCGTGATTTGACCATCGGGCTTGTAGAAAAAGAAGCTCGCGGCGCAAGCCAGAAACATCCGGTTATGTACGGACATGCGGCAAGGTTTAACACATGGTCGCAAAACCTGGGTGGTTTTATTGAAACAATCGTACCGGGATTTTTTCGCAAAGCGATTTCACCGGAACAACTCGAAGCATTTTCTTTGTTCAACCATAACGACGATCGAGTTCTCGGCGCAACCGAGAACAACGAACTTACCGTGAAAGAAGACGAAGTCGGGTTGTATCACGAAAATGTCTTAATCGGCGACACTACTGATTCAAACAACATGATCGCGCACCTCCGCGCGAAACGCATTTATAAAATGTCGTTTGGATTCAGTACGCATCCTGATGGTGACGAGTGGCAAGTTGACGGCACGACAAACAAAAGAATTTTGCTTCCGGATGGTTGCTCAAAACTTTGGGACACTTCTCCTGTCACGTTCCCCGCATACAGAGCCACTGACGTCGGTATAAGATCTCTATCTAGAGATGATAAAGATGTAGATCGGATCATGGTGGCACTTGTTCGTTGTGAGAAAAATTTGCCTGCGACGAAGGAAGATATGGAAAATTTGAAAGATTTTCGCAGCCGCGTCGACACTTATCTGGCGCACACTTCGGGCGTTTCGAAAGAAGCTGTTTTGGACATCAAACGCAGAATGTTGCTTTTGATGGCTTGACAGATTTTCGAGCGCGTTGATAGAGTGAGTTCATGCCACCTCACCGTGGCAACTACAATTTAGTTCACGGCGCGCCAGTGTCCATCGGGATCTTTAGATCGACCAACACGAGCGCAACGCAAACAGCCCGATAGATCTTTTGATTATCGCAAAGTTGCAAGCCTTTCACTAAGGCACTAGCACTTTGCGATTTTCTTTTGCGAGAAGTCACTGCTGGTGCCCATCCGGGAGATGCACAGCATGAAACTTGCCGATTTAATTGCGGCGCTCGCTAAAAAGCAAAATGAAGCGAGAGCCATTCTCGAAAAAGAAACTTTTACCGAAGCCGACCTGACAGCAGCAAGAGCACTCGAAAAAGAGTGCAACGATCTGAAATCTCGGATCGAGATGCTGCAACGGTCGCAAGAAGAAATCGCCGCCCAGGCTGGTGGTGTGACCGCCGCGCAAGCTCAGGCGCAAGCCGCAGCCGCAGCCCCTGCACCAGCTCCTGCACCGGCAGCAGCAGAACCTGCACCAGCAGCACCCGCAGCAGCACCAAACCCGGCAGCCGTACAAGCTGCACAAAATTCCTTGCGCGCCGCCATCGCAGAAGCTCCGCAGCCAGCAGGCTTGTTGCCCATGGAACAGCGCGGCGGTGGAAACGGACAACAGTACATCGACACGCGATCGTACGATCGCTCGAAACTTTACGATGACATCGCGCAACAGTTGAACGATGTTCGCATCGTTTGCGACCCGACAAAGTCCTGGGACGAGAAATCGAAATCTCACAACCGCTTGAACTCTCTTCGCGAGCAACGCATCGCCGCTGGTAATACAGTGACTGACGATGAAGGTGCGTGGGCAGTGCAAACTGACATCGCGAAAGAAATCCAACGCTTGATGTTTGCAAAATCGCCGCTGGCATCTGCTTGCAGAAAGTTGCCTCTCAATCCAGGTTCTGACTCGATCGAGATCCCATATCTTCGCGACAAGAACAGAACCCAAAGCGCTGTCGAAGCGTACTGGGCTGGTGAAGGTCAAACTGTCGCTAAGTCTGGTACTGCGAAAGTCGACAAGCTTCGCTTGAAACTCAAGAAGTTGATGGCTATCTGGGAAGCAACAGACGAACTGTTGAGGAACGGCGGCATTGTCGCCAATCTCACGCTCGATCTGATCGCTGACAGAATGGCGTTCCAGCTTGAAGAAGCGATCCTGCGCGGCAACGGCACCACTCAGCCGAAAGGCATCATGAACAGTTTGGCACTAATCACTGTTCTGAAACTGGCAAGCCAAGGCGCCGGTAGTTTCGTCTTCGAAAACTTGGTGGCGATGAATGCAAGAACATACGGCAACTGCCAGATTTTTCACAACAAATCTGTCGAAGCTGTACTGCCGTTCTTAAAACTCGACGTCGGTATCGGTGGCAGCGCCGTATATCTGCCTAGCAGTGGTGCGATGAGCGGTCCGCTTTCCGGACAGCTGTACGGCATGAACATGACACGCAGCGAGCACATGCAAGCCCTGGGTACGCTCGGCGACTTGGCGATGTTCGACATGTCGCAATACGCGCTTCTCACACAAGGCGGCACACGTTTCGATACGTCCTTGCACGTTCGCTTCATGTATGACGAGCAGGTTTTCAGATTCATCGAGTACATCGATGGCGCCCCGTTGTGGGAAGACAAACTGACGCCTTACAAAGGCTCAGAAACGTTGTCGCCTTTCGTTGTTCTCGAAACTCGATAGGAGATCGACATCATGCACGAACCAAAAATTCTGACCCAATTCTTCGGGCTCGCAATGGCTCTTCAGCCTTCGGCAGACCGCTACGACGGCAACCCGGCCACCGACGTATTCAACATGCGCAACTATGGCGCTATCTGCTTCCTTCTTCAAGAAGGCGCAGGCGGCTTAGGAACAGCGACACTCACAGTCGAAGCATGCGACAACGCAGCAGGCGCTAACCCCCTTGCGATTCCGTTCAAATACAACGTCTCGTCAAATGCTGGTGCCTTGACAGATATCTTCGGCGCGTTGCTCGATGCCACCGCCGCTGGTTATCTGACAATCGCTGGCGCTAACAAGATGGTGGCAGTGCACGTCAGCGCTCGCGATCTTCCTGATGCGAAGCCATTTGTGCGGATGCAGATCACGGAAGGCGTAAACCAAGCTGTTGCTGCGGGCGTTACTGCAATCCTCATGCAGCCGCGCGTAAGAACAGTACCTATGCCGACAGCGATCGTCTAAAGGTGGTGAAACATGGCTAGTAATATTAGCGCAAGGTGGAACGCCAGTGGCGATGCGGAATTTGTCGATATAGCGACTGGTGAAGTCATCTTCACTCTTCAGCGAAACGGCCCATTCTTCAAAACCGTCGACGACAAGCAAACCGGTCCTGGTTCTATCGTTACTCAGCGCATCAGTGTTGGTGACGTGGCGACAAGCGACATCGATGTAGTGCTTCAAAAGAAAACACGCGTTATCGATGTTCTTGTAGTTAAGACAGGTGCCAACGGTGGCGGCGCGAACTCTGTTCAAATCAAAAACGGCGCGAATGCGATCTCAAACGCAATCAGCACCAACATCAACGACACCACAATTGCACGCGCAACATCGATTGATGACGCACAGCACGAGATAGCTGCTGGCGGAACCCTTCGCTGTGCAGTAGTCAAAGCAGCCGGTAACTCGGCTTGCGAAGTCTACGTGCTCGGCATTTTGGTGGACTAGTTTTTCCTCAGAGCAGCAGCACCAACGACCAGATGGAAGCGGGCGCCCGAGTCCGAAACAGACGACACGCACGGCCAAGACGGCGCCCGTCCATCTCTCGTTTTGAAGGATTTCAGATGATCGGTAAACCATTCATCGTAACCCCGCCCACTGGCGAAGTGGTATCACTAGCCGAGATCAAAGATCACATGCGTGTAACAACAACGCTTGATGATGACTTGATCGGAATATTGTTGTCGACCGCTACTGAATCTGTCGAGCGAGTCCTGAATAGAAGCTTGCTCACTCAAACGAGAGAACTTTACTTCGATAAATTCCCTCGCGAGATAGTGCTTTTTGCGCCACCGGTTCAATTGGTAACGCACATCAAGTACTACGACCGCGACAACATACTTCAAACCATTCCACTCGATACCTGTGATGTGGATCTGATATCGCGAAAACCTCGAATCAAACCTCTTCCGAATTACTTCTGGCCGACAACCAAAGAACGTTACAACGCGGTCGTGGTGCGATATGTCGCAGGCTGGGCGACTGCGGGAGAAGTCCGACAAGAAATTAGGCAAGCGATAAGGCTCACGGTCGCGACCTGGTACGAAAATCGCGAATCGATGATTGTCGGCAATCGCGGCTACGAGCTACCGAAACATGTCGGACTTCAGGCAATGCTCGCTCACCAAAAGGTGCATTGATGAGAGCTGGCGAACTCGACAAAAGAATTGCCCTGTTGAGAAAAGCCACCGCTCGTGATGGCAAGGGTTCTCAGATTGGTGACTTCGTTTCTTTCGAAGGCGACCTGCCAGCAGCAGTGAAAACGATGCAAGGGCGTGACGACGAAAACGGTGGACAGATATCCAATGACCATCAGGTGCTGATTAAGATCCGCTTTCGCACCGACCTAAACGAGAGAGACCGCATCCTCTACAACGAAAAACAATACGACATCCAATCGATTCAAGAAATCGGACGCAGAGAAGGTCTGCGGATTGTCGCGAGGTCCAGATAAATGCTAACCGTACAAATCAAAAACGGTGATGAAATCACAAGAGCGCTCGCCAGTTTCCCGCGCACGATCTCGGTGCGAGTTGTCCGTGTCGCAACACGCAAAGGTGCAATGCGTCTTGTCGAGGCATTTAAGCGCAAAGCGCCGGTGTGGACCGGAACAATGCGCGACACAGCAAAAGCAGTTTTGAACGATGACACCGCTTCTGGTGGCAGAACTGTCAGTTACTACATCGGCACGGCAGCATTCTACATTCACATGCTGGAGTTCGGAACCGTGCACATCAGACCGCGCGAAGACCTGAAAGAAGCCTTCGAAGAGAGCGCACAAAGAGCCGTTGAAATCACACTGCATGAACTGGGCGTCGCTATAAACAAGGCGCTTGCAGGCGGATTCGGAAAAATCGGAAGGGGTGGAAGATGACGCTCACTGCCGAAGATTTTCTATTCACACGCCTAAGTAACTTCAGCGCGATCGCAGTACTTGTCGGAGATCGAATTTATCCCGCTGTGCCTGAAGACGTTCAATATCCTTTTGTTTCCTACTTTTTGACTCGTGACTATGTTGAACAGCATCACGGCTCTGTCGCTTCTCCTTCTGGTAGAAGCGGCACCGAGCATCCGATTTTCACCGTGAGCGTTCATGCAGTAAACACGACCCAACGTGCCGAAATTGCTGCTGCCATTAAGGATGCCCTGGTTAGCTTTTCTGGTGTCGTCGGCGGTATCACCGTGCAAGGGGTTCGCTACCTGGGCGGTGCCGATCGTTTCGACGAGATCAAAAAAATCTGTGAGAGATACATGGATTTCGAAATCTGGTTCAACTTATAGGAGAGAGTGTAAATGGCAACACAATTAACGCCGTTCATTCCGTGTAGACCTAACGCAGGTACGCCAGGCGCCAATGCGGCTGATGTTACCTTCGCAGCTGGCGACCCTACCGGTAATACCTTTGTTTCAAATGGTCGCGATTACATCTGGGTGCGAAATTCGCACGCCAGCAACCCGTACAACTTCTCAGTAACTGCTGTTCCGGATCTTTTCGGACGCACAGTAAACATCACGAATTACGCACTGCAAGCTAGTGACATTGCTTGTCTGGGGCCATTCACGCGCGAAGGCTGGGCAGCGCTGTCGGGTGTCGATGCAGGAAAGATCACATGCACGCCTGAAAACGCCGCGCTACTGATCGCAATTCAGCGCACTGATACCTAAAGGAGGTAATCATAGATGTCGAACGTAGCCCACGCCAAAGGCGCATTACTTCAAAGATCAGTAACTGGCGCAGCTGGAACATACACCAGCATCGCCGAGCTTACCGATCACAATATTGACTTCAATATCGATGATATTGACGTCACAAATCACCAGTCTGTCAGCAGATATCGCGAGCGCATCGCCTCGTTGATCTCCGTCGGTATCCAGTGCGAAGCAAACCTTTTGCCTGCTGATACAACGCAGAACAACAGCGGTGGTGGCTTGCTTGCTGACGCACTCACTGGTGCAACCCGTCACTACAGAATGATTTCTGCTGGTGGCACCACGATGTTTACAGGCATGCCATGCATCGTCACGAACGTTTCCGAAGGCTTCCCCGTTGAAGGCAAAGAAACGTACTCGTTCACGTTGATCAACAACGGCGCGCCAGTATCTGTCAACTAGTTTGAGAACTAAAAAGTCGAGGTAGTTCAGTATGTCTAAAAAATTCAGTCCACTTGCAGAACTCATCAAGAGAGCCCAGCCGAAAATCGAAGAAGTCGAGGTCGAAGGAATTGGACCCGTAAGGCTTCGACTTCTCGACGGCAATGGCATGACCACGCTTTCACAACTGGCTAAAGAAGAAACTGTTGGCGCAACGCAAACGGCAAAGCTACTTTCAATGTCACTCGTAAATGAAGAGGGCGTCGCAGAGCTAAACAACGAAGAAGGCGTAAAGGCGATTCTGTCGATGGATGGTGAAATCATCAAAAAACTTCAAGACGAAGTTATGCGGATCAATAAGCTGCGCGCTGAAGATCAGGAGGAAGTAGCAAAAAACTCCGAAACGACCCAGACCGAAGATTCTACTTCCGTCTCGCCCTAGCTCTGGGTCGAACTGTTCAAGAATTGTTCTACAGCTGCGACGCAGTCGAGTTGCAAGAGTGGCGCCACTACTATCACGAAGAGCCTTTTGGCGATCGGATGTTGATGCGTCAGATTGCAATCACCGCCCAGGCTGTCGCAAATTTCTCAGGTCGTGTCAAACGCCCGATGCGTTACGACAACTTCCTGATCGAAAGCCCGAGCGAATTTACGTTGAGGCAGCGACGTCAGGCGAAGCTTGACGCTCAAGAACAAAAGGCGCAGCGAACAGCTGCGATCATCAGGCGCATTTTCAAAGGGCAGTACTCAGAGCCCGAAGAAGACGAAACGGAACTCAGCGAAGAAGAGTTGCTAAATGGCACCGAATATTAGAGCTAGTGCGTTAATCGATTTTGCAGTCAATATTGCCAAACTGCAAACAGATATGAACTCGGCCGTACGGATTGTTGATACCAACTTCAAGAAGATCAACAAATCAGCGTCAGAGTTGCGCACTGCCTTTGCCACCATTGCTGGTGGTATCGCTGTCAAAGAAATTCTTAGAACCGCTGACCAGTACAACGTGCTTCAAGCACGCATCAAACAGGCAACCAAGGCGACCGGCGATTATGCCGCTGTTTCGCGCGAACTGTTTAGAATCAGCCAACAAACAGGCGCATCGCTGAAGGACACTACCGATGTCTTTCAGCGATTGTCGCTTGCTGCCACCAACCTTGGTTCGTCGAATAAAGATCTTTTGCAGTTGACCGCGACTGTAGAAAAACTCGGCGTTCTCGGCGGTGCCTCGACTTCTGCCTTGAACGCCGGACTTATGCAGTTCGGTCAAGCGATGGGGTCGGGCATCGTCAGAGCCGAAGAATTTAATTCGTTGATTGAAAACATTCCGCTTGTCGCGAAGAAGATCGCTGACGGTATGGGAATGACGACGGCGCAACTCAGAACACTCGTCATTGACGGAAAAATACTTTCGAAAGATGTCTTCGAGTCTCTTAAGAAGCAAGCGCCGGAAATCGCTCGCGAGTTCGAAAAGATGCCAGCTTCTCTCGAACGTTCTGCGAATGCGCTGGCGAATAGTTTCCAGAAAGCTCTCGGTGAACTCGACAACAGTATCGGGCTCACGAGAACTCTTGCTGCTGGTTTGGATGTAATTGCTCAGAATGCCGACAAGGTGACTGGTGCTGTCACAGGTATCGCTGTCGCGATTGGTATCGTGAAGATCGCCACTCTCGACTATGTCGCGATGGCAAAGGCAGCTACGGCGGCATGGGCGGCGATGAGCGGACCGATCGGTATTGCAGCCCTTGCAATTGGCGCGGCAGTTGCCGCTGTAATCGCTTTTAAAGACGAGTCGTTTCAAATTGGCAAGTACACGGTTAGCCTCGGCACTCTCTGGCAAGCCACATGGGAAGCCATGTCTGAAGTCGCTGCGAGTGCCTGGAAGGCGGTAAGCGAAGGCGCAAATAAAGCCTGGCAATTCATAGTCAATGTGTTCAACAACATCAACGAACACGGCAACGAAAAGATGCAAGGCGTGACCGAATTTTGGGCGCGCAGTTGGCAGATTATTTGCAATCTTGTCACTGGCGCATGGAATGTCATTGTCAGCGTGTTCAACCAGTTGGATGAACATGGCAACAAAAAAATGAAGGGCGTCGAAGACTTCTGGGTGAAGAGCTTCACTGTCATCGGCCGGACTATCAGAGCCATCATGGACGGTGCAGTAGTCGTCATCAAAGGTTTCTTGGATGCCATGGCGCGGATTCCGTTCATTGGCGACAAGTTTAAAGGTCTTTCTGCGCAAGTCCAGGAAGGCTATGACCAGATGACCAAAGGCGCCGCCAAGACGCTTGCGGGGCTCGGCGAAGCTGCTGGTACTGCGGTCAAGGGTGTTACCGATACTGTAGGTGGTATCGCAAAAGGAATAGGTGACGCCGCCAAAACAGCTGGTGATCAATTCAATAAATTCGCGAACGGCATCTTAACTCGCGCTTCAGAACTTGAAGCGGCGAAGAAAAAGGCAGCTGAAGTTAGCGATACGAAAACACCGGCGATACCGCCTATCGACAAAACCCTGGAAAAAGCAAAAGAGTTTCTAGAACATCAACGCGCGATCAACGCCGAGATGGCGACCGAAGTCAAATACGGTGAAGCCGCTGCTGAATTTGAAAAACTGAAGGCGCAGTTCGCAGAAAAGGTAAAGCGCGATCTTCTTCCAGGTGAATTAAAGGCCCTGAAAGAAATCCTTGCAGAACGCAAGAAAATCCGTGAGCTTGACGCGCTTCAGAAAGCCAATCGCTCGATTGACGAAGAGCTTCAAGCGCTCGCAATGAAGCGCCAAGGGCTCGAAGACGAAATACCGGTCATGCAGTTCTTGAATGAGTTGAAGGCAAAAGGTCTGTCGATCGCTCAGCAAGAAGTCGAAGCGCTCAAAGAAAAGTACCGCATGAAGGGGCTTGAAGAGCGCAGTCAGCAGACTGATGCCGACATCGAAGCCATGGCTCGCAAAACGCAAGAATTGCGCGATCAGCTTCGATACGGAAAAGATGAATCCGAAGTTCTAGCGGCTCAACGTGATGCACGTTCAAAGAACAAGGACATCACGCAAGAGCAGCTCGATGCTATTCGGCGCATGAAAGAGAACGAAATTCAAATCAATCACGTACTCGAAGCGCGTGAAAAGTGGATGGAACGTCTCAAGAAGATCCAAGAAGACAACATGGATTCATTCTTGGATCTGATCTCTGACGGCGGCATGAAGAATGAGCTGAAAGCGATCGCTGACGCCATGAAGGACTTGAAGCCAGGCGAAGCGCTCACTGAATGGCAAGAGCAGCAGCTTCGCGCAGGCGCCGCGATGAAGACGTACCTGGAAGACGCCAAGAAGGCGCAGGACATCATCAAGGATTCGCGTACAGATCAGCAAAAATGGAACGATGAACTTAAAGAGCTTAACCGGCTGGCACAGCAGGGCTTGCTGACTTTTGATCAGTGGAGTCAAGCAGTCAAGAAAGCGTCGCCGGAATACAAAAAGATCAAAGAGTTCTCGGAAGAAACAGCGAAGACCTTCACGAAGGCTCTCGATGACTGGATCTTTAAAGGCAAGAAGCTCAGTGAAGTCTTCAAGGATCTGACAAAGAATCTCGCGGCAACGATCGCCAAGAAGGCTTTGTTCGAGCCCCTCGAAAACAAGATCACCAACTCGCTATCAAACGCTCTCTGGAACCGCAAAGCACCGGCTTTTCCTGGCACTGGCACATTCGTTCCGAATCCGTACATGGGCGGTCTTCCGTTCAATTTTGCCGGTGGCAACGGTCCTTTCGGTATGTCGCCGTTCGGTCCTGGTGGTCCTGGCGGTGGCAGCTACACCGGCCCGCCTCTCTTTGGCGGTGGAAGCGGTGGCTCTGGCTATTACCCTGGTTTTAGCGCCCCAATGGGCGGACTTGGGCCGATGAATATCACGGCATCCGGACCGGTCACAGTCAATAGCGGCTCGATGAACATCGGCGGTGGTAGCGCTGGAAACAACCCGATTACGAGCGCATTCGACAAGTTAAAGCAGATGCTCGGCGGACTTTTCGGCGGCTTCCTGGGCGGTCTGAAGAATATCATATCGCTGCCGTTCAACATGCTTGGCGGTCTTTTTGGTGGCGGTGGCGGCGGTGGCATGCTCGGTGGACTGGGCGGCATGTTAAGCGGTCTTGGTGGTGGACTCGGCGGTATCAGCAAAATCGGCGGTCTTCTGAATCCCCTAGGGTTGCTCGGTGGAATTGGTAACGCGTTCAACACCACTATGGGTGGTGACAACATCTTCAAGAGTATCGCCCCGTTATTGAATCCGCTCGGGCTTCTCGGCGGCATCGGCAAAGCAGCCGGAACGACTCTTGGTGGCGACTCGATTTTCAGAGATGTCGCTCCATTAATGAATCCCTTGAACCTTTTCAAAGGGATAACCAGCGCTGTTGGTGGCGTATTCGGTGGCGGAAAATACTTCGGCGGTGGTGTCACTGGCGGCATGTCATATCTTGTCGGTGAGCGAGGCCCTGAGCTGTTTACCCCAGGATCGTCGGGACAAATCACGCCAAACCGACAGCTCGACATCGACGGCATCATGCAGAAGCCGGGCGGCAATCCCTACTATCAAGGGATTCAAAACTATAAGCCCGACTGGAGCCAATTCAACGACATGTCCTTTGCAGGGCAAGACGGTCAACAAGGTTGGCGTATTGAGCAATTACTTGCAAAGAAAGAAGCCTACATGGCGATGACGCCTGACCAGCAGATGTTGGCGCGAACTACAGGTGCTGGCTATTTCAACTCGCAAGACAATTACGAGCTTGAGAGAGCACTACATACGGTGCCGCTCACAATTCAAAATCAACTTGCCGAACTCGAAAGGCAACAGTTGTACGCCGGGACTCAAGCCATTCTCGAAACCGGCGCTACCGACAACTTCACTCGTGGATGGGCGACAAGCACCCAGGCAAATCACACATGGGCAGCCATCTCTCGCGCGCTTCCCGGCTCGCTTCGAAACTTCTCGTTCGCCCTGGGCGATCAAAACGCCAACATGCTACAGCGTTGGGCGCACCGTGGAGCAGCGCCGGGCGCCGGATTGATGAGCTATGCCAACGCTCTCGACTACGTCCGAAATAAATATCAACCGGCTGGCGGCTGGCAAGCTTTCGGAATGGGCTATTCCAGCATGGGCATGGGCGGCGGCGGTGGCTTTGCTGGTCAAGGCTGGTACGAGAACGACAAGCAGGGTCGCAACGCCTGGGGCACCGACGGTAGTGGCTTCTTTAGTCGTGCGCCTGTTGCCGGATGGGGCGATGGATGGGGCTATCGCGCGGGAGCGCACGCACCACGCCCATTCGAAAACAACTCATTGCTTAAGGGCGGCTGGAGTACGCAGACAGTCAATGATTTCCAGTACGACAAGAATCGGCTTTACAACAAAGCGAGTTGGGAAGGCAATGCATTCGGTCGCCCAGGCTGGGAACCTTGGAACGTTCTGCCTGACGTGTACGGTAGTTCGCGGAACGCATCGAGTTCGCCGAACGAACCTGGCGCGGGCGGTTGGTCCGGTTATGGTCTTTCCGGTACAGAACACACGCTGCGCAACATGATGCAGAAAGGCTACACGCCGGAAATCGGCAGACAGCTCGGCACGTGGTCGAACAACCTACGTGCAGGCAGTGCTTATCAAGGTTTCTACCAGCCGCAAGAAACTTGGTTGAAAAACACTGGCACCATGCCTGGTACCAGTGGCGGGCATCCGATTAACCCTGTCAGCCCTGATTCGTCTCGTCGATTCTTCGCGACAGATCCAGCAGCGTTTCCTGTTGGACAGGAGAATCCGGCTCTGGCGGCTTGGAACAAGATGTATAGCGATGTTTCGACCAGCGCCGCTCAGAAATTCGCTGAAGCAAAAGCATGGATGAGCAACCCGCAGAATCTTCAAGGACTTTGGGATACATATCAAATGATCGATATTGGTCCGCTTACGGGTCCGGTGACCAGTTACGCAACTGACAAATGGAGTCAGTTCCAGAAAAGCGACATTTACAGATTTGGCATGAGAGCGCTCGATGGCTACGCCCACGGCGGAAGACCGAAGCCAGGTGAACCTGCGGTAGTCGGGGAGTTCGGGCCGGAACTTTTCGTTCCAGACACCAGCGGCGCAATTATTCCAAACAGAAAAATGAAAGGCGGTAGTGACGTAAATGTCTTCGTCGAGGTCAAGGGCGCTCACGATAACTACTCAGTCAATCAGCGCCGCCTTCCGAATGGCGACATGGAAATCGTCATTCAGGACATGCTCGCTTCGGCGGCACGCAACAAAGGCGGTTCGTTCTCTCGCGCTCTCAATTCGCCACGCTCAACAGGGAGATCTTAATCATGGCTGCCATAGATTTTCCACTCACACTTCCGCAAAACATCCTCGTCGGCTACAACGACACGCAGCCACAAAACGCGCAGGCATCCGAGATGGATACCGGACCGGTAAAGCTCCGCACGCGATTCACCGGTGTGCCCAGGTACATCACAAACGCACGCCTTGTACTCACGAAAGCAGAGAAGCGCATATTCAGGGACTTTTATGAGCTTTTCTCGGGTACCGAGTTTAACTGGATAGACCCTGACGACACGCCGCCCAGTGCATGTGAATGCCGCTTCCTGATGGGACAGCCGCCGATGTTCGATCGAATCGACCCTGACAGATTCATAGCCACATTTGCCTTCGAGATCTTGCCATGACCGTAGCACTCACCACAAATAGTTTGGCGGAAATTTTCAAGCGCAGCAGTAATGACGCGTTTCTTCGACTGCTTGAAATCGAGCATTCTACCTGGACGCCGACGGTCGAACGGTTTACGAACAACAAAGTAAACGTCGCAAATGCAGGCGGCTCAAACCAAACTTACGAAGCGATCGCTTTTGAGATTGAGCCTCCGCATGACCTTAATGAAGTCTCGCGTGTTCGTCTCCTTATCGACAACACACAGCGAAGAATGATGGCAAAGGTTCGTTCGATCGCTTCACGAACGCCAGCGCAAGTGACACTAAAACTGGTGCTTGCCAGTGCGCCTAATACACTGATTCGACCGGCATGGGTAATGGAAGCCCGGCAGGTTCAGTACACCGCCAGTGGTATCGCGCTTACGTGCCTCTTCAATGTCCTTTGTTCTGAAGTCGTGCCGATGCATGTTATGAATCCGGCCCGAAACCCAGGACTCTATAAGGAGTCAGAGTGATGTTCGACAGCACAACTGGTGGCAGCCCTCAAGGCGTGGCAACCGGCAGTGGAATAAAGATGGAGACTGTTGGCGGCGTGCCCGGCGGCGTGAACACCGGCTCTGCGCACACGATGACAGTGTCGTCACCGCAACAACAAGATCAGGGCATCTTTGGAAAGTTTTGGGATTGGCTCTTTGGCGGCGGCGGTGGTTCAACTCAAGATCCTGCTGACACCTCGATTATTCCGCTGAACGGCATCGCAGCAACGCCTGAAGTGCTCGCGCCACCACCGGCACTACCGTCAGGTAATCAGAAGACAAAAGCGCGCCTTACAGGTATAAGCAATCAAGACGGTCGCGGACAAGTAGACCCAAGAGTCTTCGGTACCAACAAAGTCTTCCCTGTTAAAGCTGCCCGAGTCATTACGGAAACACGCGGTGGACAGCAGTATATGTCCGCGCTCTTTAGTCTTGGCTACGGACCGCTCGATATTTCAGATATTCGCATCGGCGACAAGCCAATCGCTGAATACGAAGAAATTGAATATGAAGTGCGCGAAGGCACCACTGGTGATGCAGCCATCACCCTCTACACTCAGGACGTCGAACAGGATGAGTTCAACGAACTACTTTCTTACAACAAAGAAGTGGTGAAGCTCGCCGATCAGAACGCTATCCGCATTGTCGTCGAAGTCTTCTTTCCTGCGGGGCTCTTCACAAAAACCGTTGACGAGCTTACCGGCGAAGAGACCTTCTCGGATCGTACGGTGAGCATCAAAGTAGAGTACAGAGTTTCAGGTTCTGCCGGTCCGTGGGAGAACGGTGGAAACATCACAAAATCCGCCAACACTCAAGATCCTCTTTACGCGTTCAAGCAAATCAAGAACCTGACAAAAGCGGTCTACGAAGTTCGCCTGACGAAACTGACGCAGACCAATCCTGGTTCTATGGACTATGTGCAATGGATTCAGATGCGCGCCTACGGCGACACGCTGCCGGTGAACCCGCGCAAGGACGTATTCGGCAACGCAGTCGGCACTGCCTATATCGCCATTCAAGCTAAAGCGCAAGAAGGACTTCAGGGCAACATCGAGTCACTGAGTTGCATCGTGAAGTCGAAGCTTCAGCACTGGAATGGGTTGTCGTGGGACGCAGCAGCCATCAGTAACAATTGTGCTGACATTTTCGCCGAGATGGTATGTGGCCAGTGGTCGGCAGAGCCAGCGGATAGAAACACCGAAATCCATACGGATTCGCTCAGCAACTGGCACAATTTCTGTGTCGCCAAAGGTTTCACGTTCAACTTCGTCTACGATCAGCCGACTGATTTTCTCGTTGCATTGAATCAAGTTTGCGCTGTTGGCTTGGCTTCACCAGCCATGATTGACGGTAAGTGGGGCGTTGTATTTGACACAGTCAAAACCGTACCGGCGCAAATAATCACACCTGCGAATATTCTCAAAGGTTCTTTCGAAGGCAGCATCACCTGGGTCGAAGACATCGACGCAATTGATTTTCAATTCGTCTCTCCAGACGACAAGTGGCAACAGACGCAGCGCCCCGTGTTCACCGACGGTAAAGACAGTTCAAATTCACATCGTCGCCAAACCATGGCGATGGTTGGTGTGACAAACAAAGATCACGCATGGAAGCTTGGCCGCTACTACCTCGCCGTAGCAGAGCTTCGCCGCGAAGAGTTCACCGTCGCAATGGACTTCGAGTATCTTCGCTGTCAGCGTGGCGATCTTGTCTACTTCACGCATGACGTGCCTCAAATCGGACTCGGCGGATCGCGCATCAAATCTGTGCAAACTGACGGCGGTGGCAACGTCACCGGTATCACGCTTTGCGATCAATTCCCGACAAACCAAGGCACCAATTACGACATTGTGATGCGCCTGCCGAACGGCACCATCTTGACTCGCACCACTGTCGGCGACAACAGCCAGAAGGCAAATTTTGTCTTCACGCAGAACATCCCGGTTGCAACAAATCCGAAGCCAGCAGCAGGCGATCTAGTTTCATTCGGTGGATATCTCGAATGCATCGTGAAGAGCATCGAAGCAACCGAGAACCTTACCGCTCGCATCACGCTGACACCGTATGCACCGGGTATCTTCACCGCTGACACCGGCACAATCCCAGAGTACACGCCAATTATCGTGATCGTTGACGATCAGGTGAGCACGGTTCAGCCACCACAAATTCAGCAAATCGTCTCGAACGAAGACGTACTTTATCGGAACCCAGACGGTTCATTCATCACTCGCGTTCAAGTGACGATGCGCCCGCCCGAAGCAGATATCGTCTACTGGGAATATCAAGTCCGCGCCAATGGCATGGAGGACTGGCCCGGCGTCTCCACGACAGTCGCAGCGACTTCGCCAGTGTTCTATATCACTGGTACTGGTATCACAGATGGTTCTGTAATCGATATCCGTATTCGCGTGAAGAGCACGTTGGGAATTAACAGCGCCTGGGTAATGGAACTCGCACACACAGTCATTGGACAGACAACGCAGCCGCCGAATGTGCCGTTTGTCGCTCTCGATCCGAAGTTGAAGCAGCTGCGGATTTTCTATGACGGCAGATACGGTATCACAAGACCGCTCGACTTCGCGGGCTACGAAGTCCGTATGCATTGGGACGCTACCGGAAACCCTTATGACGAGCACTACTACGCTGCCGCGACTACGCTGAACTACCTTTTGACTGACGACATTTTTGACATCAGTGGTTTCGCTTCTGGTATCAAGACCTTCCTCGTCAAAGCTGTTGACGTCGCTGGAAATAAATCAGCCGCGCCGTACGTCATCAGATGGGACTTCGGTCAGATGATCATCGAGAACTATCTGCAAACGAAGCCATTCGGGCCGATGTACAACGACGCGGACATGACCATCACAAATGGTAGCGTATCTGGTGGCGCGATTCATGCCACACAGATCGGGCCTGGCGATAGCGCGCAGTTCTGGGCTGGTTCTGACACCGATCCCGCGCATCACACTGGACCTGATACCGATCTCTTCTGGGGCGACAACTACAATCAACTTAAGGTCGAATGGGTCTTCGCGCCACCTGTAATCACCAATTCGATAATGAAGCTCGCGACCACTATCTCGGCTGAGATCTATCGCATCGAGTACCGGACGCAAGTTGATGAGCTGTTTTACGGCGATCCTTCGATCTCTGACTCAACAGTCTTCTCTTATCAGAATCCTGATGCCGACCCATTCTGGACGCCAGAGTATGGCATGTCTCCATGGTTGCCTTTCCCGACAGAAGGTATTCCAGCAAAGCATCAGCGCTACGAGTTCCGGATCGTTTGCGAAGCAAGTCGTATCGAATCAGTCATCAGTGAAATCACGATGATTATTGACGGCGTGACTCAAGAGCTGACCCGCTCGGACGTGTTCGTTTCCTCAAGCGGCACAACGCGAATTAGTGTATCGCCGCTTACCGCACTTCTTTCCGTGATTCCGGCAGTACAGCCAGATCCGGCATATCCAACCGCATTTTTCGCGGTAGTTGTAGACCGCGACCCGATCGCAGGTCCAAACATACAAATACTAGACTTCGCCGGGAACCTCGTTGACGGCTTGGTTTCAGTGTTCATTAAGGGGTACCAACAATGAAAAGATTTCTTTTTATGGCACTAATGGCGGTGCTTTTGACAATACCGCCAGCCTGGGCAACTGAGCTTATCGCGCCCAACTACGCCAACAACTCAGCTCGCACAAAAGGCGAGATGAAGCAGTTCTATGAAGATGTTGTCAGTCTTCTTAAGGAAGATCTGGGCGGCGCTGGAACGACAGCCGTAACTCTGGCATCAGATACGTTTGCCGTAGCAAACAACACTTACGCATTCATCATCACTTCGCAAACCGGCAGCGCTGACGCGCTCAACACTGCCACGGCGAATACCAGAGATGGGCGCATCATCCTGCTTCGCGCAGCTACCGGGCACGTGATAACAATCGCTCACCTCGCTGGTGGTAGCGGTCAATTCTTCATGCAGGATGCAACCGGGCTAGCCATCACCGACAAGACATGGGTGGCGTTCTATTACAACGAAGCAAACACCCGCTGGGAAGAAGTCTGGCGTGACAGTATTCGCACGCCTGGCGGCGCGGCGCGTACTACGTTGACGCTCGACACCAACGGCTTCGCAACACCTACTGGCTTTTCTCATCTCGTCGACACTTTCGCAGCCGCCGCTTCGGATAACGCTGATCGTCTCGTCACTACGAATAAAGTGCCACTGGTATTGGTGCGCCAAGCTAACGCCTCTCGTTTTGTCACCCTGCGTCATAACCAAGGCGGCGACGGCACTTTGAACCACCTCGACGGACAAAATATCACTTTCACAAGCACCCTGCAAGCTGTGCTCTACGAACGCAACGGAACAACATATGACGAAGTCGCGAGATTCGGCTTCAGCAACTCGACTCAGTACGAGGCAAAGACAGCCACATTTACCGCAGAGTATGGACACTTCTACGGCATCACGCCTGGCAGTGCCACCACTATGAACTTGCCGACCGCAGCGAATCACGTGGGCGAGAGAATCGAGTTTATTGTCTACCCTACAGCTAACAACTTCACGATCGATCCATTCGGCTCAGAGCCTATCAATGGAAACACTGCGCAACCTCAAGGTACGATAGTCTCATTCGCTCCAGCCTATTATCAAATGATCTCGATCGGTACAGGCTGGATAATGCCACCGGTCACTAAATCTCTCATGCATGGTGGTACTGGCATATGGAGCAACGGCATCCCGAATATGCATAGCTGGAGCGGTGCGCCTGATGTCTGCCAGGTTCGCATGACTCTCACGGCAGGAGATCCATGGGGTCGAGCAGATGCGGCTTCTGTCGGAACCCTGCGGATGGAACCGGTGCTTGCCGGACACGTGGCGATGAACACACTTCAAAGCTCAGCCAATAATATTCAAATTTTGCATATGGGCGCAGTGGTAACAGTGTCATTGACAGGGCTAAACACAAGCCAGCCTTATCGTGCGTATTTGTATGACAATAACAGCGACGGACTGCTTGACACGATTGAGTTGGTCGCCTGGACAAACGCCACCACGCCACCTGTAGACGATACGGTCGGTCACGGCGCTATGATTTTCGTTAAGATGGCAGACAAGCGTCGCCGAGCGATCGGTGACATCATGCTCACCGGTTCTGGCACTATGTCATGGAACCAGAACCACAGAGGTATCTGTCACCTGCACCACAACATGCGCGCACCAGCGCCTATCGCGATATTGCCAGCTACCAACTCATGGGCTGTCGCTGATAACACCGCTCTTCGCGAAATCCAAGGCGCCCACACGCTTGGCGAAACGTACTGCAACGTATTGAGTAACTCACGAGAAGCATCTGGCGCGGATGGTGTCTATATCGAGGCTTCCGTCGAGTACCGCTATTCACAAAACGGCTCGGGTACAGGTGCTTCAGTACTGCCGGGCATCGGCATCAACGCAAACACTAATAGTGCGCAAATTCGTGGCACTGGCAAAACTCTGTCAAACGGCGATATGCACTCGGGTCGTGCAGAGATGCGAACTGTGCTTAACGCTGTTCGATTGAACGACATTCGCATTCTTGAAGCTGAGATAAGCTCAGGAACTTCGAATGCCACCGGATATGGTGACACCAACGTCGACGGTTCCGCAATCCAATGCGGCTTGATAGGAACCGCATGGCTATAAGGAGAATTTAAAATGGCAAAGAAAATGAAAGAAGCAGTAAGAAAGGCTCTGAAAGCCGTTGTTGACACAAGAAATCAAGTCGTGCAAATCTTCCCGCACTTGGCGGACATGCTCGCAGCAGACGACGGTGAAAACAGAACCGAGATCCAGGAGTTGATCAAAGGCTTTGAAAAAGCCAAGGATGAACTTACGATTCCGTGGGGACGCCTTTCGGATTTTCAAGAAAAAATCGACGACAAGAAGGGTGACGAATGACACCCATCACACCAGAATGCAGCGGGAAGTGTCTTCGTTGCTGCGTTGAGACAACTGAAGAAATCACGGCTCGCGCTGCTGCTAAGCGCGAGACCATTAAGGAGATCGGCAAAACAGTTGTCTTTGTAATTGGCGGTATCGGCGTCACCTTCACCTTTGTGGGCGTGGTCGCGTTCAGTTGCTACTGCCAATACATTCAGAGGCCAATCAATCTTGACCTCGTACTCATGTCTTTTCTTTTCCTCGCAGTAGGTAGTTTGATAGGCGTGAGCTATAAAGAGATCCTGCAAATCATCGGCAGACTAGGAGGAAAGCCATGAATCAAAAAGCTAAACCCATCAAACTCAAAACTGAAATCAGCAAAATGGTCATCCACTTCGCCCTTCTCGGCGGCTACGTAGTGCTCGCACTC